GAGCTCAAGTATGGTCTTTTACAGGACACACCAATACTGTGGGTAGTGTGTCGGCGCACCCTACTGATGGTGGATGTTTTAGCGGTTCAAGAGATAGAACAGTTCGTAAGATCAATTCTAGTGGTGCTCAAGAATGGTCTTTTACAGGTCACACCAGTACTGTGTACGGTGTGTCTGCACATCCTACTGATGGTGGATGTTTTAGCGGTTCAGACGATAACACGGTTCGTAAGATCAATTCTAGTGGTGCTCAAGAATGGTCTTTTACAGGTCACACCAGTACTGTGTACGGTGTGTCTGCACATCCTACTGATGGTGGATGTTTTAGCGGTTCAAGAGATAGAACAGTTCGTAAGATCAATTCTAGTGGAGCTCAAGTATGGTCTTTTACAGGACACACCAATACTGTGGGTAGTGTGTCGGCGCACCCTACTGATGGTGGATGTTTTAGCGGTTCAAGAGATAGAACAGTTCGTAAGATCAATTCTAGTGGTGCCCAAGAGTGGGCCTACTCGGATGGTTATATATACAGTATATCTGCAATCCCAGGCTCTAACATTAGCGGTTGTTTTGTTGGTCTCACTACCAGTGGATTTTTTACAGTAACTAAGTTTATAGATAAATTAAAAATAACAGGTTAGGAGGTATCGTTATGAAGTGGTTATTTTACGAAAAGGAAACTGATACCAAAGCTAGAGTAATGTTGATTTACTTTAGGGAACCGACTCCAGAAGAGCTAGCAGAAATTAACATGCCGTACATTACTATTGATGAAATACCAGCGAAGCCTTATCAAAAAGGTAAGACAGCACTTGAGTATTGTAACCCCCAAACTGGTGAGTTTTGGTACGAGTTCGTCGATAGACCCTTGACGCCAGAAGAGGCTATTGAAGAACAAAATGACAAGATGAGTGCACTCATGCTAATGATGTTGGAAAAGGAGGGTATTATCTAATGTTATTGGAAAGTTATGTTCAGGCACTTATTACGTTAATAAAGGATGGTAAGTTAACTGTTGATCAAATCAAGGATCCAGATTATAAAGCAGAAGTAGAGCGTAGATTAGCTTCTACACAATAGGACTTAATATACAATATAATAGAAGGTGTAGTTTATGAATATTAAAATCATGTATTAACTACTCGAAGGGAGGAATATACATTGTGCGAGTTTCGGTTACCCTACTTTCACGTAGTAGACGTTCAGTCTGAAGCACCGCCAGAGATTCCTTACGGTGTGCAGATGATTGGCGCCCCGTTGGAGTGGCCTGAAACAAAAGGAAAGGGAATCAAAGTTGCAGTTATTGACACTGGTAAACCTAACCATTCGGACTTGCGTATTGCTGATTACGTCGACTTTACTGGTACTGGTGTAGAAGATCGTCGCGGTCACTCTACTCACTGTTGTGGTATTATTGCTGCAAATGGGAAAATTAAAGGTGTAGCACCAGAAGTCGAGCTTGTTACCTTGAAGGTTTTTCCTGATCAAGGAAGCGCCTCGCCTGCTGCAATAGCAGGAGCCTTACAGTGGTGTCAAAAGAACAAAATAGATATCATATCGATGTCTTTCGGTAGTCCCTCCGACGACAGTTCGATACGTCAGGAAATCAAAAAGTGTTACGAAGCAGGCATCGTCATGGTAGCTGCTGCAGGTAACTTCGGCAGAGATTATGGTGTTTTATATCCAGCAAAGTATCCAGAAGTTCTTGCCGTCGCTGCAGTCGATATCGACAAGAAGCCTGCCGAATGGTCCGCTTACGGCTTAGAATTGGACTTGGCAGCCGCAGGAGTAGATGTCTACAGTACTTATCTAAACGGTCAGTATGCCCTCCTTTCTGGTACCAGCATGGCGTGTCCGCACATTGCAGGTGCTTGTGCAATCCTACAAGCAAAAGCGCTGAAACGTTTCGGAAGGAAGCTGGCACCTGAAGAGATCCGAGTAGCGTTGAATTTGTACGCAGATGACTTAGGTGTACCTGGTAAGGACGAACGTTATGGTTTCGGTGTTTTCAGCTTCGGTCGCTTTCATGCTGATGACACCGTCCCACGCGAAGTCGTAATGACTATAGGACAGAAAGAGTACACAGTGAACGGGCTGAAAAGTACCATGGATGTAGCTCCATTTCTTAAAGACGGGCGCACATTCGTCCCGGTTCGATTCGTGGCAGAGGGACTAAACGCACGAGTGGAGTGGGACGAAAAGACTCGAAAAGTAACCATAACACTTTAAGGGAGGAGGCGCTACGTTGTCTAGCAATGGAGCGGCTGCCGAGATTCTGAAGTGTCCTTATGGAGGTGCTACAATCAAAGAGAGAGTTGACCGGCTACGGGCAGACTTTGAAGAACACGAAAGAGATCAAAGAGACACGGTAACCGACATCTATGATAAGTTGAACGCAATCTTGACGATGTACAGCAATCGACTGCCTCCATGGGGTACCGCATTCGTTTCCATTTTGTGTACTTTATTGGGTATCTGTATAGGTGTTATAGGCATGTTAGTTGGGAGGTGAAGTCATGAGTTTTCAACGATACTTGGATTTGAACTTGAATACACCTTCAAGGGTGTCCCCTCGACAGTTAGATGCTCTTTTTAAGGACACTCCGTTACAAGGGCTCGGAGACGCATTCGTGAATGCCGAACAGAAGTACCAGATGAATGGAGTCTTTCTGGTAGCTTTAGCCATTCATGAAAGCGACTTCGGACGTAGTCAAATCGCGCGTGATAAGAAGAATCTGTTTGGTTTTATGGCTTACGATAAAGACCCATACGGCAGTGCCATGCGGTTTAACTCTTTTGAACATTGTATCGACTATTGCGCTGGATACATGAAGAAGCACTATCTCACTCCTGGAGGTAGGCATTATCATGGGCCAACACTTCGTGGTATGAACGTAAGCTATGCTTCCGATCCGAAATGGGCAGAGAAGGTGGCTCGATGGATGGATAGACTATACGCTCAACTGGACGACAAAGACTATAAGGATCATTGGGCTGAAGCAGATATTGAAGCAGCCATAAAGATGGGAATTGTTGGAGGATACCCCGACGGAACTATAAGGCCAGACGATCATCCAACACGTGCAGAGGTAATCTCCATGGTAGTGAAGGCGATAAAGTATTTGAAAGGAGAATCATAAATGGTGAACGAACAAACTGTTTCGTTGATTATAGCTTTGTCGTTTGTTGTTAAGGTAGTAGTTGATCTAATTAAACTTTGGACACAATATTTGAAGCTTCCTGAGAACTTTCATAGGTATACTTCTATTACAGTGTCGGTTATTTTAGGTGTTCTGTTAGCGTACGAAACTAACACCGGTATTTTGGGTGCTTTGGGCTTAGCAGTGAAGCATGCTTGGGTAGAAATCACCATAACAGGCTTCCTGATCGCGGCCGGCAGTGATGTCATCTATGAACTGTTAAACTACGTGCGTACTGCGCGAGTAAATAATAAAACACCAGGTTAATACCTGGTGTCTTATTATTTGGATTAAAATGGTTTAGAAAATAACTTCTCTAGCACTTGATTTTTAAGTGATGGGGAATAAATTGTTTCCCCGAGCCAGGGTTAGCATTGGCTGTAACCGCAGCTCATACATTTAGAGCAGCCTTCCTCTTGCACTAGCGCGCCTGCGCCACAAGAAGGACAGATACCAAGTTCGGTGCCTATTATTTTATCATCAATCAAGTAATGTAATGCTTGCGCGATCGCGTCTGGCACCGAACGTACTCTGTTAGCTCCGAAGCCTATCTGCATATAACCGCCGATACCGTAGAGTTGATCGACAACATGTTTGATATCTACCCCGCTTCTAAGACACAATGAAATAAGACGTGCGATCGCTTCTGTAAAGGCAGCTACATCTGAACCAGCTTTACCTATCTGACAAAATACTTCAAATGGTCTTCCTTCCGGGTTTCTGTTTAGAGTTACAAACAGTTTGCCTAGAGGCGTCTCCCAATCGACTGTTACCCCCTGTAGTTTCCTGGGCCTCTTACAGGGTTCTAATGACTGCTCCTTAATTGTTTGTAATACTCCTTCTCTTGACCCTTCCCTGTAGTAAGTAATCCCCTTGCAACCTAATTTATATGCTAGTGTGAATAACTTTTTAACTTGATCTACAGTATGGTTTTGAGGTGCGTTAACAGTCTTACTGATACTGCTATCGACATATTTCTGTATAGCCGCTTGCATTCGTACATGCTCTTCAGGTGTAAGTTCCATAGCAGTTACAAAGTAGCTGGGAAGTTCTTTGCCTTCATACTGCTCGTACAGTGGGTGCTTAACAATGTGTTCTCCGGTACGATCCTTACGTTTATAAGTCCAACTATAGATAGGTTCAATACCAGAGCTGACGCCAGCCAATATTGACGTAGTACCAGTTGGTGCCTGTGTTAGCAAGACCAAGTTACGTATCCCGTGCGTGGCAATCGATTCAATAATTTCCTGTGGAAGTCGTTGTATAAATTCGCCTTGTAAGTACTTCTCTTTGTCGAAGCCTGGTGCCGGGCCGCGTTCTTTAGCCAACTGTATGCTCGCCTTGTACGCTTCGTCTCGTATAAACTTAAACAAAAGCTCTACGAAGCTGGCTGCTTCATCACTGCCATATCGTAGTCCAAGTAACAATAACGCATCTGCCAACCCCATGGTACCTAAGCCGACGCGTCTCACCTTAAACTGATGGTTTTTCATTTCTTCATTGATGTACTGATTGATTTCTATAACATTGTCGAGGAACCTGACAGCAACAGCTATAGTACTTCCTAAGCTCTCGAAATCTAACTTATTATTCTTGACAAAGGCTGCCAAATTTATAGATCCTAAGTTACATACACCCCATTCACCTAGTCCTTGCTCACCACAAGGGTTGACACATCTAATACGTTCAAGGTACCAGGTGTTGGACATTTTATTGTACCGTTCTGTCCAGACGACACCAGGTTCACCGCACTTCCATGCAGACTCACAAATCATGTTCCAGAGTTCGCGCGCCCCAATGGTACCATACTCTACAACAGGCAAGCCGCGGTCAAGCCATTCTTGAATGTCGCCGTTCCACACCTTGTTGTAGTCAGGATGTTTTGTATCAGGGAAAATGAAAGTCCAATCTTCATCCTTCTCAACTGCTTTCATGAACTTATCTGATACGCCTACAGACAAGTTTGCACTTTGTATCACTTTCAAATCCTGTTTCGCTTGGATAAATTCAATAACGCTAGGATGCCAGTCATCAAGCATGTACATTTGCGCACCACGTCTAGAGCCGCCTTGCTCTACTTGCTGTATAATAGCGTCGGCTCCTATCATCCAACTTACTGGCCCTGAACTGGTACCATTGACGCCTTTGACATAAGCACCTCTAGGTCTCAAAGTTGACCAGTTCACTCCGACACCGCCGCCGCGTGACGTGATTTCAACTATGGTTTTTATGGTGTCCATTATCCCCTGACGACTGTCGTTCCCTTTTGATGGGTCAGAGGACCGTACGGGGATAACGTAGCAGTTGTAGAACGTCACTAAGCGCTCTGTGCCAGCCCCTGAGAGTATCCTCCCGCCTGGCACAAATTTGAAGTCTTTGAGAATCTCATAAAATTGCATTCTCTCTCCTGCATTTTGGCCAACAGTGTTAGCAACTCTTCTCCACATTTGCTCAGGTGTAGTTTCGATTAGATTGCCGTTTTCATCTCTTAAAGCATAACGATCCTTAAACACAATGTCGCGTTGAGCCGTCCATTTGTTCATATTACCCCTCCTGTCTATTTGCTAAACTCAAATTTCTCATACTTTTGTTTCTCTTTGTCAAACATAATCAAGCGGGCTACAACTTTGTCTTTGTGTAGATCTCTTAACCAAGGACCGTTGCAGCACCCACAGGACTCGATAACAAGTCCATACTTTTGAGTTAACTCTGATAACTCCTTCAAGAAAGCCTCCACCTTGTTTTGTACATCTTTATCCCTCCTTTCTACTCGACTTTAAATTCCATCATGTCTTTACCCCAAACAAAGCCTACTTTGAACTCAGCTTCGAATGGGATGTCTGTCTTTAATATTTCTCTAGGCGTACGTACCATGATGTTGTGTGCAAGACGAATTGTTCTTTTTACTTCGGTAATAGGACACTCAATGACAATACTGTCATGAACCAAGTTTACAACTCGAGCGCCCCAACGATTGATAAGTGGATCCATGCGTATAGCAGAGATAAGCGTCATATCACTCGCTAGTGATTGGATTCTAAAGTTACGTGCTTCATTTTCTAGAGTATCTACGTTCTCAGGTGTCACGAGACCAAATCTCCGCTTTCTGCCTAAGTCAGTAACGAGTACTTCTCCACGACGTGCAGCTGCATCGCACTCTAACAAGTATTTATGCGCTTCAGGGAACCGCGCATACCAGCGATCGATATACGATTGTGCTTCTTCTTGAGGAATGTCCATCTCGACGGATAGCGAGAACGCTGTCCTACCATAGGCTATGCCAAAGTTTACTGCTTTCGCCCTCATGTACTGCTCATCTGTATAGTTAGGGCCGAAGAACTCTCTAGCCACTTCCTTATGCAAGCTGCGTCCTTCCTTAAAAATCTGTACCAGTTCTTTGTCGCCGCTAACGTACGCTAGTATGCGTAACTCGGCGCCGCTATAGTCAGCATCAATTAAAACGAATCCGGGAGGCGCGTGATAGATTCTACGAATCTTCTTTGGTATGTTTTGAACATTAGGTTGGCTTGAACTTAACCTTCCCGTGACGGTACCGTGTACCTTGTATCCTGTATGTACTCTACCGTCCTCCTCAATCCATTTTTGGGTACCTCTAATGTACGTCGAATGTAACTTTTTGACCTCACGATACTCCAAAATCTTGTCTACTATTGGATGTTGTCCCTTTAACTGCTCGAGAACCTCTTCTTTGGTACTCCTCCCCTTCATATACTTGGCACGTAATCCTAGTTTTTCATACAACAGCCACGCCAACTGGTACGTACTACTGGGCTTGAAAATTTCTGTCGCTGTTTTCCTGTCTGTTTGTGCTAAGTACTCGTCAGGGTCCCAGTAGGGCGCTGCTAGCTCTATAATCTCCCTCTCTAATTGTTCTATTTCCTCCTGTAGACGCGCATCTTCCTCCTCTAATTCTTCGAAGTTTACCAGGAGTCCTCTGCTTTGTACTTTAACAAGGAAACGATTCGCTGGAAGTAATAGTCTGTAGTACAATTTCATAAGGTCTCTGTCTGACATAACCTTTGGGTAGAATATATGGAACAGACGTACCATTCTGTCTACGTCTTTTGCCAAGTAAGGATACAACACTTCCTTCGGTACATCGCCGAAGCCTTCTTTTTTCTTGCCTTTACTGTAGTCACGAACTACATGCTTATAAGGCTCGTCACCCAGGTAGAGCACCGACAACTTATCTAGCCCATGAGTACCAGTTTGTTCGCAGAGAGCGTAGTGTAACATCATAGTATCGTGATCGAGTCGCGCTTTAATGCCTCTCTCCCATAGCCATTCCATATCATACTTTCCACCTTGCCATATCCACTTAGGGTAAGGGTGCTCGAGGAGTGGTTTGGTGTACGGAATCATATCCTCTGGGAAAATCAATACTCGTCCCGGTTCAGGATCCGTCCCTTTTGGTTCGTTCCAGCACACACCTAAGCACAATATACGTCCAGTACGAGGGTTACCGTGGGTTTCAATGTCCCCGCCAAGCAAGGGACGTTTGACTAGTCCTTTAATTGCACGTTCTAACATAGCTCCGTTTTCGATGACTGTAAATGTCGGCTCGGGCAACTTTCTTACTTCTCCTGTGACGTATACTTCGTATGCTCTGCGCAACGCCTGTACAAATTGCCCAAAGGCGCCTCCAGCACGAAGCACTGCTGCCGGATGCAACACTGGTACAATAGCAGGGTTGCAAGGTTTTAGTAAGTCAGACTGTAACACCTGTCCTTGTATTTGAGTTATCTTTAACTTGAAGTCACCCGTCAATGCATGAATCGCAGTATTACCGAAAGCAATTATTACTCTAGGACTCACTCTGACGAGTTCATCGATTAACCTTCGACTACACAAGCTCACTGCTTGTTTGTTGATCTGACCTTTAGGAGGTCGACATAAGAGTGCATTGGTTATAAAGACTTCGTCTAAATTAGGCAACCCTACGTGCTGAAACGTTTTCCTCAACAACTCCCCTGAAGGCCCTACAAAAGGTTTCTTGCGTGCAAGTTCTATTACACCTGGTGCTTCGCCAACAATAGCGAGCCTAGCCCCTTTTAAAGGACTAGGCGGTATCTTTGGATAACGCTCATATACACATCCTTTACATAAATGAGACCATTGTGACATTTGCCCAACCTCCTATACAAGCTCGCCGGCACATATGTCTTCCCACACTTGTATGTTCGCAGCTACGAAGCCTGGATCTGTTTCTTTGTCCAGGAAATCTACAGGCTCTTGACTGCGTTGTATATGATGCCTGTATGCATGCAACAAATAATGTCCGTCGCGCGCTAATAGATAAGGCAACGAGCTATCTACCCCTCTGACTGGTATCGGTGACAGTTCCTTTATGGTACCAACCTCACGTGGATCATACGCACATCCAAGCAAGTGAATCTGTATTTTACCTTGTGCTCTAAGAAAGCTGAGTGAGGATCTTAAGCGATGTAAGGCAAGTAAACGAGCACAAGGCCCGAAGGCGTATGTTAGAAATTTAGGTATCCCCAAGGTATCGATAGGCCAAGTTAACATCTCCTCTGCAGCTGTTAGCCAGCTCTTAAATGAACTTGCTTGAGGCACTGCCATAACCTTTCCTTTGTAGTCTTCTCTACTTTTGATGTAGTGTAATGCTCTATAAGACTCTGTTATAGTTTTCTCGTAATCCCCTATAAAGTCCGGGAGAATCACTTCGGAAGCTCCTAGGTATATAGCGAGTTGTAAAAGCTCCTGTATTTCTACTGTTTCTCCTTCCGCAGCTCCGTTGTCTAATATCACATAGCTTCCGTTTTGTGCTTCCTCTTTGTAAAAGTCTCGATACTCGGTGTAATTGAGAGCTAAGTGAGCAAGACACAAATGGTACGGTTTGCCCTTGATGAGAGGAAGATAGTGTATAGGTACAATGGAAGCAACTTGCATATTGTTACCTCCCTATAAGGTTCATGAACTCGGCACGTACCTCCGGTTTATCAAGAAACACGCCCCGCATCGCAGAGGTAATAGTCTTGCTCCCTGGCTTTTTGATACCCCTCATTGTCATACACATATGTTCTGCTTCTATCACTACTCCTACTCCTAAGGGCTTCAGCACTTCGTCGATAGCGTCAGCTATTTGTGAAGTCAGGCGTTCCTGTACCTGCGGCCTTCTGGCGTACTCCTCCAAGGTACGTGCCAGCTTACTAAGTCCGACTACTTTGCCTTGTGGGATATAGGCGATATGTGCTTTTCCAAAGAAAGGTACAAAGTGGTGTTCGCACATAGAGTAGAACGGAATATCTCTCACAACTACCATCTCTTGGTGATCTTCTTGGAAAGTAGTTTCTAAATGACGTTTTGGATCGCATTCTAATCCTCGGAAGATCTCTTCCCACATTTCACGTACTCGTCGTGGAGTAGCCTTCAATCCTTCTCGATCCGGATCTTCACCTAACCCGATAAGCATCATTCTAAATCCAGCTTCAACGAAATTCGGTGCTTTCATTATTGTACCCCCAATACTTTGTGTAATTGCACACCAAGAGTAAGAAAAGGAAAATGCTGCACTAGCTCCAGACAACGACGTATGTTCTCTGGTTTCATTCCTTCAGGCTGTACGTAAATAGGTACCCTTCTCGATATCGCTAATGTCGTTATATACTCAGGCGCAAAAGTTTCGTCTACTACGTACTTTAATTCGTTGTATCTACACTTGGAGTGAATCTTGTAATCATTACCAGGTTTTGGCGAACATGTAACCCAATTGACATTCGCAGGCGTAGGGTTAGTGCCATTGGTTTCAATTGTAACGTACTTGCCTAACAGCTGTAACTTGTAAATTAGGTAGGAGAGAGCCTCCATATCATGTATGGTAGGCTCTCCGCCAGTGATAGTTACAACGGAGGCGTTTCTTTTGGCTACTATTTTCACTATATCATCTACAGTAAGATCTCGCGCAGCCATCTGCATTATGTCTTTGGTATCACACCAAGGACATTTTAAATTACATCCGGCTAGTCGAATAAACATTGTCCATTTGCCCATATGATATCCTTCGCCCTGAATACTTGAAAATATTTCTAGTACTGGTAGTTTATACATCACATTACCTCCAATAAGCAGCATGACTCGTAGGGGTTTCCCATAACTGCACCTTTACCAGTTTTACGCCCTTGTCTTCCAATGCTATTTCGAGTACATTATAAATATATGCAGACATATTCTCTACCGTAGTAGGACTAGGTAACTTCAATGTTTTCAGGTTATGCTTCTCCAATAGTTCGGCTACTTCACATTCAAACTCGTTACGTTGACAATACACAAAAGCATGATCAAAACGATCTATAATGCGTTCCTGTACTATACTCTTTAATTCTGCGAAGTCTACAATCATGTTATTTCCAGCATTCAAGATATCTCGTGCTACAGTGACCTCTAACTTGTACGTATGTCCGTGTAAGTTCTTACACTGTCCTTCATGAAAAGGTAACATATGAGCACAGTCAAAAGTAAACGTTTTAGAAACGGCGTACATATTAACTACCTCCTATACGGCAAGGGATCCTCGATTCCAGCTTCTGCAAACGCTTGTAACCTTATCTGACACGTTGGACATGTGCCGCACGCGGGTCTCTCGCCGCGATAACAGGAATGTGTATGTTCGAACGGGACGCCGAGTTCTATACCAGTTCGGACAATGTAGCTCTTAGGCTTAGTGATAAAAGGTGCCTTGAGAACCACTTCATTCTTAGTGCCCAATCTGAGAGCGTCACGGATTGCCACAAAGTATTCTGCTCTACAATCAGGGTATCCTGCATGGTCCTCTTGATGTGCCCCATAGTATACAAACTGCGCTCCCATGGAGTCTGCTATGCCTGCTGCAATTGACAAGAAGATCGAATTCCTCCCTGGTACATATGTTGCGCCTACCTCGTTTTTTGGTTGGTTATCGTCAATAGGAATGTTGGATAGTCGTAAGAGTGAGCTACGCATATGCGTAAAAATGAAACTTAAATCTAATTCAATATAGCCATCTAGTTTCAGTAGCCCTACTAACTTGCGAGCGCACTCACGCTCGACGGAATGTTTTTGTCCATAGTAAGCGTTTAACGCGATTACTTCTTCGTTTTCTCGACGTGCTACTGCCGCAGTAACTGCAGAATCCATACCGCCGCTTAGTAATACTATAGCTTTACTCATGTTTAAGAGCCTCCTTATATAGTCTTGGCCAACGCTCTGCGATATACATTTCGGCGCGCTCGGCAACCGTTTCAGGATCAGCCCAACTCGTATCTATCACCTTATAAGGTAGTCTAGTTCTGCTCAGGAAATCTTCATAGTAACGTTGTATTAAAGGTAAAACACTTAAATCTTTGACATAATCATCGCCCCTAGCGAGGAGCCTAAGCTTTAAGACGTGCAACCCTGCGTTGACGTAGAGTAAGAACGTATCATTCTCACGTAAAACATATTCACATAAAGGTACCACAAACTCTAAAGTAGAAGGAATGTTTCGTACTGCTCTAGAGTATACTATATCGTCGGGGTAATGAAGGCGATCACAAAGCAAGATCCTACTCGGACGAGCTCTCGAAATGACCTCTACCAATGTATGAACCATTTTGTCTGGTGGCTCATACGAACCTTTGTGATAGTCACAATCCAACTTGCTTCGTAGTGCTTCTACAATAGTTGTTTTCCCGGCACCGTCAGGGCCAACAATCGCAACAATAGGCATGTAGTTACCTCCTTAGAGTTCTCGCATCAACGATAGCAGCCAGTCTTTCACTTGGTAACCCGTTTGCGCCTTCATACGTCTACTGAGAATTTCACGTTTCTTCCTCCATGCTTCATCAAAAGAACAGCGCGTAACGTTTAAAAGTTCGACAAAATAGATCAGGATATCAACCATCTCTTCGTCGAACTTTTGCCAAAGCTCCGGACTTTCTCCGTCTCGCCAAATCTTTTTGACTATATTTGTTAATTCACCTACTTCACCTGCCAAGGCAAGTGTAAAGAACGCAACGTGAACCATCTTTGGCTCGTGCAAATGCGTAAGATTGAACTTACGGTCAAGTGCATCACAATCTTCCATATAAGGAGATAAACGTGTATCGGTTAAATTATTGGCCACCTTAATCGTCCCCTTTGTAATTACCTTCTCTGTTGAATCTTTCTACCTCTTCTTCCGTTACGTACCATTGTCCTCCCTTTTTTATCGCACGCAGCTTACCACTACGAGCAAGTTTCAATGTAGTGATGTAATGCTTACCTATCCTTTCCGCAGCTTCGTGTAAGGTAAGCTCCCTGCGACGGGCTGCAGCTTTTTCCATACACATCTCCCTCCGTTGTCGTATTGGTAAGGTATGGGTGAGTTAAGTGGCGCGTACTTAACTCACCCATGTTGCCTCCTAAGCGTCAAAGAACTCGTCAGCGCCCTCAGGAGGCAGAACCTCTTTGACGTTGTTACGTTTTTCGCCTTGGTAGGTACGTACAGTCACTTTTAACCTACAAGGCAACCCGAGAGCAGCACCAGTCTCGGCGAAAGCCTTGGGGCTAAAGTTAGACAAGTCGATATCTGGACAAATACGCAGCAATGTACGCTTTAACATCTTAACACCAAACTCTTTGTTAAGCACAGTATGGAAGAATAGCTTCCTGTTTTCGTACGCAGGATCCGTAATACGGAATTCCCAAGTCAGCATAGGACTGCCACTGTTCTGAGAAGGGCCAAAGGTGACATTTTCAACGATAGCATTGTAGGTACCAGGAGGTATTGCCTCGAACTTTGGTAGTTCTTCACTAACCTCATCCAGGTTTAATACCATATTGTCGAAGTTCTCGTCGTTGCTTCCGTCGCCCCTCAGATCCATAATGGCATCAGGATCAAGTAAGTCTCTGCTCATTTAAGAAACCTCCTTATATTTGTTTACTATATGGTAGTGAGCCCCGCGCCTAGGCTCTTTTTCGCATAAGAGCGTAAATGTCCTTCATCGTCGGATTGTCAATGTACTTGCCATCCCAACCTGCAAATCTATTCTTCGCCTGGTACGTTTGGCCAGGCACTAAGAATAACCGCCTTTTGATTTCGCCGCCTTCCATTTGAGCAGCTACGTAGTAGCCAACCATGTCCAAGAACCCTTGTACTTCGTTGGCCAGTTTACCCGGTAGTCCAGGAGTGCGAATTCGCCGTTTGCGCTCATCTTCGCTGACTTGCTCTGAACACACAAAGATGACGTGCATTGGTAAGTCACGGAAGGAACGTACCAGTAGGCGGATCATTTCGGTGGCTAAGTTCCACTCTTTAAATTGCGGACTTTCAGGCTCCACATCGAGCGGCTGTTCACCGACTACGATACCCAACAGCTGGTACATCGCGTACTTCTGAATTTCGTTCAGGGTATCCAAAATTACTGTGCGGTATTGTCTTGGTTCCTCAATCTCTTCCACTGGCACTTGTTTGTACTTAGCTTCTAACTTGCGTAGTGATTCGATGTCGTTTTCGTCCCGATACTTACAATGTAAACGTAAAAACTCATGCAGACGTGCAAGTTGTGCATAATTTCGCACGGAAACCATATCAATGTCGAAGTCAGAGATGGACATGTCGCCTGCTTCCGCTGAACAGAATAAACAATCGTTCATCTCTGGTACTTCCACCGAACTAGTAGCAAGTGTAGTTTTACCTACGCCAAAATCACCGTAAATCATAGCCTTTAACCATCGATGTACTCTTTTGGATGACACAATCGTGAACGGTGGTCGCGACGTTTGCGTTGACGTTGTCTTTACCGAAGAAGTGACGTTTGAGGCAGTTGCGGATCCTCCCACTTGATTTTGCTCAACCACGGTCTCCTATCCTCCTCTTTCTTTCTGAATCCTTCTTCTAATATATACTCCCAATCACTACCATCCATCATCGCTAAATGCACACTACGGTAAGGGCAATCCCACGAACAGTCTCGAGTAGGGTTAGGATAAATTCGAAGGTTAGGATCTAGCATGTCCATACCTTCGAGTACGATGTTATTATACTCGAACTGTTTCGCCGCATCGTTACGTCTTACCAAGTCCCAACGTATGAATCTATCCCCCTCCGGCGTCTCTTGTTCAACTAAATAATTGATAAAGTCGACATACTTTTCGGGCAACGTTTTTCCTGGTACGTAACCCATCTCAGCTAATGCTAATTTGAACAGTCTTGCTGTTGTATACTGCTTCTTATCGACGCTCAGGCCTTGAGATGTCTTACGAGGGTATTTTGGATAAGCCTTCTTAAATTGTAAATAAATCATACCTTCTACAGGCCTTCCATAGTGTTGTTCTGCAGCCCAAGCGTAAGCACTAACCTGAGCATCTAGTTCCAGTTTTAGTGTATCAAACTGCTTTGCTGTCTTGTAGTCCATTACCCAAAGACGCCCAAAGGGGTCAGTAACGACGCGGTCAAACGTTCCTTCGTATCTAACCTCCTTTCCTACGTACTCTGTTAGTTCGGGAATAGGAATACTGAAATCAACCTCTACTTGAGGTACTCCGTCTACCCAAAGTGTTTTGTACTCGTCTCGCTGTGATAACCAAATCGGATAGTACTCTAAGATACCGTGTCCTAACTCAAGTAAGTCTTCGTGATCTACAGGCATCTGTTCGGGGTAGTAATCTCTAAAGCAATTGTAGAAGGCCTGAAACGCATGTCTTGGTGAAGAGAAGCGTCTATAGCCGTGGAAGTCCTCAAGTGCAAAGTGTATCCCAGTCCCAAACCAAAGAGCACTACTCGATTCTTCCTTCGGTACTAGGTGCAATTTAAGATCGCTAGCCAGGTACCATCTCAAACGACACCTCTTAAAATTGATCCTGTCATGAGTGTGCAAAGAGATATAATTTTTGTCTTCCATACAACACCTCCTCTCACATTACTTGCGTATGAGAAGTGTTATAGCTAACGCAAGTATAGCTAAAGAGTTAAGGACACATGCCACACGCAGTTCTTGAATGTCTGTTAACCACTTCCGCAATAGCATCACTTCCTTTCTTCTGATTCTATTATATTACAAAATGCAACAAAAAGCAAGAGGATTTTAAAAGCTTTTAAAAGTTTCAAGTTTGCTGTACCAACCGTCTTTTGTAATTGATCGGCAGTAAGTGCTCTGGACTGAGTACCACATCAATACCTACTTTTTTGTTGATTACAATATCTATAACATGCTCGTCAATGGTACCTCTATGCATCATATAGTATATGCGTACATTCTTCTTTTGTCCTTCTCTATGGATGCGTTTCTCTGCTTGCTCATTCATGTTAAAGTCCCACTCACATCCGGCGAAATATGCAACATTCGCTTCGTGAATGGTAAAGGATGTACTACTTGCAATTGTACAAACAATAGCTTTCCTCTTAGTACTCAGTGACTGAAAATGTTTGTAGGTATCAGAAATTGCTTTGTAGCTCATCCCACCTGTTATAGTACCGACGAAATCCGATACCTTCTTAAGTTCGTCTACTATTAATGGTACTGCCTCTCTAAAAGGTGTAAAAACTGCAACTGCGTTGTCTTCTCTATACTCAGTCCACACAAACTCAGGGAGTGTTTCTAGTATAGCACCTTTGTCTTTGAAACCTAACAAGAGGGGACTTACCAACAACTGACGCAGCCGCATGTCCCTTACCATTGGGTTGGGAGCAATAGCAATTTGATTGTCCATTGCGGCGATCATTTCCTCGGCCATTTCTATATACAATTCTTCCTGTTTAGGTGTCATAATGATTGGTAAAGGGAAACGTTGCTTCGGAGGCAAGTCTGGGAGCTCTGACCTCCGAAGCATATACCTCTTTACCATTGCACGGAATGCAGTAGGATTCTTAGGAAGTGGTTCGATAGTTTTGCCAAACGGCTCTTCTATTACAACACAGTGTTGATAGACAAATTTCCAGTAGCTAGGAAAATCTTTGGGTGCAATTAGATGGAGTGGTGCATATAAGTCTGCAGGATTTTTCCTCATTGGAGAGCCTGTTACGAGGAACAGATACTTACTCCTTAATAGATTCTTGAACCTTCTGAACGTTTGCGATTTATGGTTTAGCAAGCCTGCTAAGTGAATTTCATCTGCTATTATAATTGGCCACGTACTTTTGAGCTTTGAGATTTCTTCTATGAAGGCGTAGTTAGCTACTAAAAATGGTAGTTGATTTTCTACGAAACGTAGCCAAGCTTGTTTCCTCCATTTAGGAGGTCCACTGTAAATAGCTACCGGCATGTCGAGCCATTGTTCAGCTTCTGACTCCCATACACCGAGCGCGTTCTTGGGAGCTAGTACTAGAGCAGGGAAAGCTTGGAGTTTCTCGACCGCTTTCAATACAGTTGCTGTCTTACCTAATCCAGCTTTGTCTGCGAGCAGGAATCTTCCGTGACGTACTAGTATATCTATGCCCTCTATCTGATGTGGCTTTAACTCAAGTGCTTGCATGTTGATCCCTCACTATACCGTATATTCTTTCCAACTTTCCCTCCATTGTCTACGTCTTTCGCTTCTGTTGCCTTCTAGTAACGTTTTTGTTGCTTTCCAACGAGTACGCCACGCTTTACGTCTCTCAACTCTCGATAAGTTTCTTTTCGTTATTGATCTCTTCTCCTTTCTATCCTTTTATAGTCGCATATAAGTACATAATTACTAAAGCTACATAACCTAACCACACAATATTTTTGACCACTATCTAACCTCCTAAAAAGTACGTAACGCTTCAATAACCTTCAACGTCTCTAAAAGGAATCTGATGATAAGTACAGAAGCAACAATAGTTAACGCGTCCGACGTTAAGGACATTATATCCCCGAGCCGTCTTAACATTTTATCTCCACTATTTTCCTTTTGCATGATGGCCTCCTTAGTGTAGTAATGGATTATCAGTAATTTCGAAGATCTGTACGTTGCTGAAATCAGGGTCAGTGTAATATACTAAGATTAATGCGTCGCCTTCATTGCGTACTTCATAGTCGAATCCTTCGATTAATTCTCTACCAACTCGTTTGGACTCTTCAATGACCCAGCTAATAAGAATCTGTTCTCTGTCTGTCATATTCCCACCTCCGTCTTACAGTTTCATCTGAATACATCTCACATTCATACGTTTGAGAAGCTCTTCCGATAATTTGTCTGGATAACCATCGATGTAGTAAATTTCTTTAACACCTATACTCACTAAAAGCTTTGCACATATATAACAAGGAAACGTAGTACAGTAAACTTTTACACAAGCACTACTCGGCCAAGTAGTACCATGTTTGGCGAGTTGCACGAGCAAATTTTGTTCCGCATGAACTGCGCGACAAATTTCGTGACGCTCCCCAGATGGAATGTCAAGAGTTTGGCGCAGGCAGCCAATATCCGAGCAATGTTCGTCACCGGGAGGTGATCCATTGTAGCCAGTAGCAAGTATACGTCTTTCAGCAACAAGCACAGCGCCAACCTGTCTTCGTAGACAAGTAGAGCGTGTTTTAAGGTTTACCGCTACATTCATAAAAAACTCATCCCATGAAGGCCTCATTGTATCACCTCATCAGTCGTGAACGTACTCTTTATAACCACAACGAGGACATACATAATTTCCAGCTTTTACTGAAATAGGTATAAGCACCATATCTGCACCACAACGAGGACAGCGCATCTAAATACCTCCCTTCAGATATCTGTACCATCAATGTGGTTTTAGTCACAACTTAATCTACTGCTGCAGAACGGACAATACTCAATTTCTCTTGACGCAGGTATACCTTTGTAAACTACAGAGATTCCTTGTCCCTGTGATGCGTGTCCTATAGCAGCTTCAGCGCGTTGAATAACTGTACCTAAGTCAATACAGATATCTTCTTCCTTGGTCTGGTCAAAAGTTTAAGAACCGCCCTACAAACTCTAAAGCGGGCCTAGCGGCTTTTATTAAGTCTATCGTGCAGGATTCCAACACCTGTATACGAGATTTTAGCCGTTTAATTTCATCTGCTCGATGCTCACGACAGTCGCACATCGTCGCCACCCTCCATCAGTACTTTAGGTCGCACCTAGAAGGAGTACGCCAACCACGCCGCCCTCCCCATACCCCTTCATGATAAGGTGCGACTCAATTTAAGTACCAAGCAATATCATGATACAACTCGAACCTACCTATTGCTCTGTCTGCCTGCTCCCTGCTCAACCTTGACATCTATCGGGGTGTGGAACAACAACCAGTAACATCCGTGACGAATTGCATCACGTGCGTGTTTTAATCCTGGTTTATAATAACCCCACTGTTTTAACTTTGCGTCTGTACAGAAGCCTTTTGCAGTTCCTGCCATTTGGAAAAAAAGCGGAATCGATGGTTCGTGAGCTGCGCACATGTATTCAATTACACCTATTAAGCGTGGCGTGAAGAGATCACTCCAAGTGTGCTGATCTTTCTTCCAACTGTAGATGCGATACGCTTCGCACACTACAACTTCAGGAGAGGTTTTATATATAAGATTGGCTGTTGCTACCATAACCTCCTCGCCTGATCCTGTAATTTGTCCATGCGCAGTCAGTTGCCCTGCTTGAAACAGTGCCCAACCTACAGTTTCTCCTGGGTCGATTGCTAACAAACGTCCCATAAACAGCTGTTGTTTCATATTGCTACGTACCTGTTGTAGTAATTCAGTAAAGCTATTTCTGCTGTTATCGTTCATTTTCCTTCACCTGTAATCATATCTATAACCTTACCGCAAACTTGACATACGCTCATGTATGAGGCGTATCCTGCTCTATGTTCGCGGATCGCAGAGGAGCCATCATCCCAACAGTGATTGCACTGCTTCACTAGTTCATCGATTTGTTTGTTATACTTCTCCGCAATCATGTGCAGCTCTGCGTCCCTTTTGGATTCCAGCTCCTGAATCTTTGTGAGGAGTTGACTCTCCTTATAGATTAACCCTTCTTCAGTCATAATAAGGAAGCGAAACTGTTTTCTAGGACGCAGCTCGAAATCATTCCAAGTATATTTTTCTCGCAACTGAGTCCTTCTACTACACTCCTCTTTTAAAGTATTTTTGGCGTTCATTTACTCACCCCGCGTCCGTTGTGTGCTCTATTGTGATTCTTATTTCGTTTCGGCTGCACATCCACGTTCGCTACTGTTGGTGCGGAAAGTCTTTCACTACTTGAAGAGTTTTGCCCTGCGCTCGTTTAGCGAGAACAGTATCAAGTATACTAAGCTCATGATGTTTCATGACATGTTTCGTATAGAGAATGTCAACTAGGTCAAGCTTCCCCTCAACTACATGGTACACTTCGCCACCTCGAAAAGCGACTCCTAAAAGTTTTTCGCAGAGAATTACTTCTCCATTCTCCTTAATGATTTGGATCATCAAGACCAAGCCTCCTTACACTTTCAGGATCGGGCTTAATGTCACCGAAGAACACAGGACATTCCGTTTTTAGTTTCAAAAGCAATGGTATCATGACTTCTCTCATTTGTGGGTGCGCTGCTCTAGATGTACGTAAGCGAAGGATGTGTCTCCATTCTCTAATGTTAGCAGTCACCATAATGTCCGCTTTGACACTTTGCGGTAAAACGGATCGTGCGATTTGTGCAGAAGCACCAAGGTCGATCATTTTCATGTAGTGCTGCTCTGCATCCTGCATTGCTTGAAACCACTCTTGCAAGATGAGTGTCGCCTCTTCAGGCGTAATGGCATCCATACTAAAATCCAAATCCATTGCTTTGCCTAAGCCAATAACGGCAATCTCACTGCCGAATCGAGCATTTGCATAATTACAGTATCTGGTACTTTCCTGAGAGTAGCTTGCGAGCCGATGCCGTACCAGTTCGTGGGTGATGCCGCGATCGACTGTAAAGAGTACTGAGAAGCCAATGTGTTCGATAACACTTTCATGACCTCTATCAATCATATATCGGATGAATTGTGTCGCGGACCCTTGCTTGATTCTGTATTCAGACTTATAACATACGCGGCCAGCTCTCTCAACGTGCTTAACCATTTCATCCCATGGCATAGGTGTAATGATCTCGAAAGTCGGTTTTAAGACAATCATGTTTAGTTCCCTCCCAACTCATCCTTGTGTGCTCTTGAACACAGCCATCGCTGGTCGATCGTGTTGTGCTCTTGTGTGCTCCATCACTTACCAGTGGTTGTGACATGTGCTCACCTCCTTTCGAAAATGTCATAGGCCGAATTCCATCGGCACTATGGGTTACATCCCGTTCTGGCTACCTAGCCACCTAACTCGCATGGGCCGCCTGCGATATAGGTTTCTATAGGCAGATGGAATTCGGCCCGCTGCCCGCGTCCTCCTACCTTTGAACCGCAAGTCCTTGTACTATTTACCTCTCCTACTCCTTAACGTGCCCGTAGGGGCAGTGTCCAGTAGTTGTAAGATATACATTGCAGATAGGACACGTACCTAACTTGCGCAGTCGACGCTCCTCCTCTTCGAGCCTCTTATCAATCATCGCCATAACTCTGCGCCGTTTCTTGACGAACTCCGAATCCTGTTCCTCTTCCTCCTTCTGTAGTAGTTTCGTCAATGGGTCCATGTATCTGCTCCTACGACTATATCTATACAACTCCACACCTCCTTCCTGTTCTCTATTCTCTATTCTCTATTCTCTATTCTCTATTCTCTATTCTCTATTCTCTATTCTCTATTCTCTATTCTCTATTCTCTATTCTCTATTCTCTATTCTCTATTCTCTATTCTCTATTCTCTGTTCTATGATTCTATTTTATTAAATTTTGTACAAAAAAGCAAGAAGGGACTTAAAAGTTTTAAGATCCCTGGCCCAACACACAAAAAATAAGGCGATAGGCAACAGTACTCTGGACCTGCTACCTATCACCTTATCAGGGGGTGAGAGGATATAAAGGAGGGGTTTATTACTCAGGGAAGTTTACATCCACGTCACCGTCACCGACAACTACACTTTCGCTGCTTTCGCTACCTCCACCAACGATGTTTGAAGGTGTTTGAGTATTTTCAGCGTCGTTGGCGTCGTTAGCAACACTCTCGTCCTTTTTAAGCGTCCGAGTCGCTTGCCATACAACAGTGTAATCACAACCCAGCTCGTTGGCAATCTCTCGACGAGTAGCACCTTCCGCGAAGCGTTTGCGGATGTACTCTGTCCTCGGCATCTTAGTTCCGTCGGGAAGTTCTACATAATGGCGCTGGGTTTTATTGGCCTCACTCATGCCTTTAGTTGCGTTCCAAACGACACTGTAGCTAACACCAAGTTCCTTAGCGATCTCTGCTTTAGACCGCCCCTTAGCAACCTCTTGCCGGATGTACTCGGCTCGAGGCATTTCAGTTCCGTCAGGCAAGGTAACGGTCTTAGCTACAGCAACGCCGCCCCTACCAGGTTGGTGGTGTTTGTTTGTCATGTTCGCAGTTGCTTGAAACACAACATTGTAAGGCACGTCGAGCTCTTTGGCAATGTCCCTTCGGTGCCAGTCGGTGTTGAACAGCTCACGAATCAACTCAGCTCTACTTACTACCCGACCGTCCTCTAATTGGTACTTCCCATCTTCCTGCTTGGTGAATGTCATAAAGTAAAACCTCCTTTTAGTTATTAATGGTTTAGTCTTAATTGTTTGTTGATTCTATTATAAAACAGAAATCTAAACTAAAGCAAGATGGGCCTTTAGGGACTTTGAAAATTTCTTTTTCGCAGCCCATATGTGCAGTTTGGCGATGCCCTCGTCAAAATTTCTTTAAAGTACTTCTTGACTTGAAAAAGAATTTTTGATATAATTTTCATAGAAAAATTTGATCAAATGAATGTGCGGAGGTGTAACTATGAGCGTTAACACTAAAACAGAAGCTGAAGCAGTAGTAAATCCGAAAGTAAGGAGGTTGTGTGGGGATATTCCGACTGCATTGTTCACAGAGTTTAAAATTGAAGCCATTAGATGTGGATTAACTATGGCTCAAGCAGTTGAACAAGCAGCTAGACTATGGCTCGAACAGCAAAAACAAGAAACAGAACAACTGATTGCACGAGCAACGGAAGAGATTAGACAAGTTAAGAAAGTAGCTCAGGAGGTGACCACGAAGGGGGAACGGGGTGGTTGATGGACTGTTTTGATATTGATGTAATTTGAAATGAAAGAAAGGAAGGTGTGCTCCTATGTCTTTTATGGTAGCTATCGTAAACAAGAGACCGAAGTGTGATTTCTGTGAGCGGCCTGCTATATATGATGGCAAGACGACTATGAGTGGATGGGCATATATGTGTGATGAACACTTCTCCACATATGGAATTGGGCTAGGAATGGGTAAAGGGCAAGTGTTAGTAGTTGCAAACATAAAAGCAAAGAGCAGTGAGATAGAGGAGGCAAAAGCAAATGAGTAAGCAGAGTAAGCGCGATTGGCAAAAGGATTGGGAATTGTGCCAAGCAGCTACCCCAGGGCCATGGCGCGCGGAAGTATATGCGCAGCGGATAATGCCATACATTTGCGAACATGTTAATGCTGCAGACGCCCGCTTCATCGCCGAAGCTCGCGAAGCTATTCCCTACTGGCTTCAGCGGGTGCGGAAGTTAGAAACACTGTTAGACAAAATCTTGACTGTGTGCAATGATGCAGGGATTGCCGCCGACGGTTTTTCAGAAGATGAGTGCCGAAAGCTATTACGCGACATTGACCAGACGTGGCGGTCAGTACTGTCCATGTATTTAGACTGAAGGGTTAAACAAAGGAGGTAAAGTCATGAGAGATTACCCGCTCAATTTCTTCCTTCAGCCAATGAAGCCAGCCAAGCCACCAAAAACAGTGAGTGGTCAAAAGACATTAGAGAAGGCTTTCGAATCTGAGCTTTACGTAGCTGAAGAGAAAATCGACGGCTGTCGCTACTTTGCAATCGGTGGACGTATCTTCAGTCCACGGATTTCTGATGTAGACGGTATTCCAGTAGAGAAGACACAACAGTTGCCACATATCAGTGGAGCACTACGTAAATTTGGGAGCAACTTAATTTTGGACGGAGAAGTTTACTATCCAGGAGGAAAGGCACAAGACGTTATAACGGTCACGGGTTCATTACCTGATGAAGCAATAGCTAAACAAGAAAGGTCTGGAAACTGGCTACGCTACATGGTATTCGATGTCTTGCGAGATGCAAAAGGAAATTGGCTCACTAACCTGCCATGGTATAGAAGAAGAGAATACCTGGAACAGTTGTTCTGTGAGTTAGGTGAGAAACTGGAGGAGCAAGGCATCGACTTAACGTTGACTACTATACAAGGAAAACGCCAATACTTAGACGAACTTCTAGGTCAAGGTAAAGAAGGTGTTGTGTTAAAGAATATAGGTGGCAAATACCTCATAGGAAAGAGACCAGCTTGGAACTGGATTAAATGTAAAGTAGAAATGGAAGATGATGTAGTCATCATGGGTTTCGAACCGCCGGAAAAGATTTACACAGGTAAATATGTAGAGAACTGGATCTACTGGGGACGCAGAGCCGACGGGTGGTGTATACTGCCGGAAGGTTACGCCTCTTGCAATATAGATTACGCATCAGATGAAATAATCGTTATAGGACCGCAACCAGGACCTGAATGGTATCCGGTAACAAAGTACTACGCTAAAAACTGGATAGGTTCAATTGTTTTCGGGAAGTATGACAAAGAAGGAAATCTCGTCCGTCTAGGGACCTGTTCTGGTATGGATGAAGCGATGCGTGAAAGGTTCTCAAAGTCTCCTGAAGCTTATATAGGTAAAGTAGCAAGAGTAAAGTTAATGGAATATACCAGAGATGGTGCTTATAGACACTGTAGTTTCGTAGCTATTCACAGTGACAAAAATCCAAGAGAGTGTGTTATAGGGGGGTAAATATGGAAAACACAACGACCACCAAAACAAAGAGGTGCTGTCGATGCAAGCAGGAGCTACCTGTTACAGAGTTCCATAAAGACCGTACGAAGAAAGATGGATTAAACGGGATGTGCAAAGAGTGCACCAAACGACAAAACAAAAAGTACTACGAAGAGAGGAAAGAGGAGGTAAAATTTTACTACAGAGAGCGCAGAAAACAACTGAAGAGGAAGGCGACAAGGAAGAAGGCACGGCAGAGAAGAGACGAGAAAATGGCTGCACTACCTAATACGCTGACAGAAGAGCAGTGGCAGGAAACACTAAAAGAGTTCGAATATGCTTGCGCTTACTGTGGACGTAAGGATCGAGAGTTACAAAAGGACCATCTTGTACCAGTAGTAAAGGGTGGCAGCTTTTCGAAATATAACATCGTGCCTGCTTGTCCTAACTGTAATGCAAGTAAGGCGGACTGTGACTTCTTAGAATGGTATATGCTCCATCCCTTCTTTTCGACTGAACGACTGGACAAAATAGTTAACTTTGTACGTAGGTACACTCTTGAATATGAAGAGAAATTAGAAAATACGGAGTCGAGAGAGGGTGATGGAATTGAGGAACTTACTAGCACAGAATAAGATATATCTAGCGGCACGCGAGTACGTACGGTTAGGGCTACCAGTCATCCCAATATGTGCCCCAGACCATAGCAGTGAGAGTTTAAATCACAAAGAGATTTGCAAGACACCTGGTAAAGTGCCCGTCATACTCGGTTGGCAGACGCGTACAGAGACGAAGGAAGAAGAGTTATTCAGATGGTTCGCGGCACATCCTAAACGAAATTTAGGACTTCCAATGGGAAATGCTTCGCGCTTGATTGGTATAGATGTAGATGGTGAAGCGGGTGAGAAGTTCTTACAAGAGCTTTCTAAAGGTGACCTTCCTGAAACGTGGGAATTCAGGACGGGTAAAGGACGACGCCTTTTGTATGCTTTGCCCGAAGGGGTAAGAGTTAAGAAGTTCAAACAAGCAGAGAAAGGTGCTGTTCATGAAGAGCTTGCTTTACTTGGGGACGGTCAACAGACCGTGATCCCTCCTTCTGTTCATGCTTCGGGCTACGAATACAGTTGGGTGGAAGGACGATCACCGTTCGACATGCCAGAACCTGCACAAGCACCTAAGTGGATACTTGACTTGATGGTTCGAAAGTCCAAAAAGAAGAGTAACGACTTAGATACTGACGAAGAGTTCGAACTTAGCCCTAGAGTCACTGAAGAAGAATGGAAAGGCACTGTGTATGAGGGAAGCAGACAGGACCGCATAGTAAGGTTAGCTGGCTCTTTGCTCCACAGAGGTACTATTCCGAAGGAAGAGGTACTCGCTTTCCTTAAGCATTGGAATTTGCGTCACTGCAACCCTCCCTTAACAGATGAGGAACTGGAGCGAATGGTAGAAGGTTTAGCTTATTCAGAGCAATCCAAGGCTGTTAGCCGACTAAATGAGCAAGGAAAGGAAGTGCTGAGGCCATCTGCTTTCGCGAAGAAGTTCATCGAGGACCAGAAGAGAGCAGGATTTTCATGGCACTACTCTATTAAAAATGGATGTTTTTATATTTGTGATGATACAAAAGGCCCTTGGCGAATATATGATAAGCAGTTAGTAGCAAGAGACGTACGCCTCGCTTTAATAGCAGAAAAAGAAGAGTGGGACTATCAAAGATTTGTTAATGAAGCCATGGAAGCGATTAAAGAAGAATTGGCAAATCCCACGATCGATGAGTATTTAGACTTAGGACAAAACGTACAGATGCGCCCTGACGTTTTAAACTATATCTCCGTAGCAAACGGCTTACTGGACTGGAGAGAGTTAGAACTCTATCCATGGGATACACAAACTTACTTAACGACGCAGTTGCCTGTAGAATGGGATCCAGACGCAGAGTGCCCTACTTGGTTAGAAGCGCTTGAACAGTGGCTTCCAGATCCTGATGTACGAGCGTTTCTGCAAGAATATATAGGCCTGTGTTTAATCCCGGATACATCGTTTAGGACTGCAGTGTTTCTATATGGCAGAGGATCGAACGGTAAAAGTATGTTTATCGATGCAATCTCCAAGCTATTCGGCGACGCAATACACTTTACGCCTCTCCACAGATTAGCAGAGCGTTTCGAAACTGCATACTTGCAAGGCAAGCTAATCAACGTTTGTGGTGATATTGATCCCAAATACTTGTCAGAAACTGGCGTACTGAAGGCGATTATTTCAGGTGATAAAATTATAGGTGAGTATAAACATGGTAAGAGCTTTCATTTTACTCCCGTAGTGCGTTTGTTATTCAGCGCCAATGAGATACCTCGTGCAAGAGACAGATCTGAAGGCTGGTATAGTAGGTGGAAGCTAGTAGAGTTTCCTATTCGATTCGAGAGAAATTCTGCGTTCAAAATAGAATTCGAGAAAGCTATTTCCAAGGAACTGCCTGGCATGTTGAACTGGGCAATTGAGGGTTTACGTAGACTGAAATTAGACAACAACAATAGATTTACAGAAGCACAAACGGTGTTAGATGCAATGAAAGAGTATGCATTAGAGAATGACAATATTGCAAACTTTGTCGTCGAGCGCTTGTTGTATGAAGAAACGTTGAAAGAAGCGGTAATCAAAGGTGAGATAGAGGTGCCCCCTTGGAAAGGAAAAGGCAGAGGCGGGACGTTAGGCGCATTCTACATTAATAAGGAGGCTCTTTATAAATACTATCGATGGTACTGCAACGAGTGCGGCTTTCGCCCTGTAAGTATTACAGAATTCACAAGATGCCTCAGAAACTACGGCATCGAAGTTGCACCTAGACCACCAAGGAAAGGTACCAGTTTGACTGCGCCTGCAGACAACAAGACTCGCACACCATCATTTCTGAGAATATGGGTGAAGCCTGAATTCGAGAAGGAGTTTAACTTCGTCGTTAATGTATTAGAAGCTTAAGCCCCGGGGCAAGAAACAGGAATCATGTAGGAGGTCAAAGATGGTGGTGACTGGTGGTGACTGGTGGTGACTGGTGGTGACTGGTGGCGGCGAAGCGAGACAGCTACGACCAGTAATTGTCAATGGTAAAACAGTAATCTGCACCACTGCAGGTACTGTCAGTGCTTATTTTGTTCGCATCTGGTGCAAAGCGCGCGCGGACGATAAGCTGTACGTGAAGAGAAACGGAGAGTGGCGCGGCCCACTAAAAATGTTTGACACAATAGAGTTGAAGGATGGTACACAGTTTCAACTAAGGAGACAAGGACAGAAGTAAGGAGCGGATGAAGGAGCGGATGAAGGAGCGGATGAAGGAGCGAGGGGCATTATTGAAAGTGAAATCGTTTATGGAGGTGCACTTATGAAGACGAGACCTTCTCCGGTGGTAGGCGATATCTGGCAGTGCCATCGAGGGAAAGAGTACGTAATATTAGGCATTGCACGAGACTCTAGATCCAATGCGAGTACAGTGGTTTGCATGCGATTAGAAGACAGGAAACTTTACGTCTACCCACTGTTTGACTTTCGAACAAGAATCGAGTTTAACGGACGTCACAAGTGGAGGTTTGAGAAGGTTGGACAAGCTAAAGTAGAAATTAACATACAATTGGCTTAGAGAATTGAAGTTAACTTAGGAAGCTGGTAGTTAACTTAGGAAAGGCCTACGTTTTAGTAGGCCTTTGTCTGTCTAGTTCGGATAACTTGCTCTGTGATTAGGTCTTTGGGTGCCCACAGTCCGTTGAGTGCCTGTAATTTCTTGCGCTTCAGCTCACCACCTCGAACGATTGGTAGGCGCAGTCTGTGCCTCGACTCTACCAGGTGGGTTTTTTGGGTGCATTCGGCGTGGTGTCATTGGCGGTTCGAGGCTCTGTGTTAAGGTTCGTTGTGTGATTGGTTTGATTGGTTTGAAATTTTGGGGAAGAAAAATAGATCCTCGTGGGGAGCTTAGAGATTATTGAATGGGGAACAGATTGGATCTGTTGGATCAAGAAATTTTGAATTTATTTTTGGAAAAAATTTAGAAATTGTTTAGGTGACTTAATCATTTCTGTAGTTAAGTAAGTTTGGGGAGTAAGTTTTTGTGAAGTTTTGTTAGTTTTTGTGAGTTTCCGAATGTCAGATTTTTCAGTGAGGGGGAGTAAGTTTTTGTTATTTTTTGTTAGTTTTTGTGAAGTTTTGTTAGCTTTTGTTAAATTTTGTTTGGATCGGTGATTTTGGAGCAAGGCTCTGATCCAAATTAGGAAACTTTTGTAACTTTTTGTTAGTTTTTGTTAGCTTTTGTAAGAGTTTTTGGAAAATAAGTAAAAAAAGTGAGTTATAGTGAGCGAACGTGTGACAGTTGTAGAGTAAAAATTTTATCAAACTGTTTAATTTAGTAGCTTTTGTTAATTTTGTTGCCTTTTTGTTAGAGATTGTAAATTTTTGTATACGATCCTGAGTTTAGGGGAAATCAATTAAAAGTGCATTAAAAAACCTTTATAAATATTGAATGGGGAATAAATTGGATCTTTTGGATCTAAAAAATTAAAAAAAAAAATATAAAGAAAAAAGAAATAGTTAATATAGAAATAATTAATATAGAAATAATTAAATATATTAATTAATATGGGGAATAAAAATATATAAAAAAAGAAGTTAAAAATTTTTGGATCCAACAGATCCAGTTTCAAAATTCTGAATTTTCTGAAAATATTTCCCCACAACCACGGACTTTTGCAAGAGTCATGCTCTCACAAAGCACCGCGGCGTTTTAAAGTACGCACCACATACCCCATGGTAGAAAGAAGAGGCAGCGCGAAGAAAGAAAGGAGGCTGTACCGCCTCCTCTATCTCTTTCTTCTTCGTGGGTTATAGACTTCGAATCGCCCTGACTTAGGAATGAGCTCCTCGATGTTTCCTTGTAGATACAGGTTCAGTTGCTCAATCGTCACGTTGTAGGTAATGACTGGAGCGCGTTGTTTGAGCGATTGTCTTAGTAGGAATCTCGACCACTCCGTTCCTCTTCTCTTTCGAATTCTGACTCCTCTACATTATACCCTTCATGAGGTATAGTAGGATCGGTGTTAGAGCTAGCGCCCCTATCAGGTAGTGCAGAATCTGTAGTGGTACACACTTGTTCGGGTTCCAACGTCTCTTGCGCATAATTTTCATCTCCTGTCAATGCGTAAACTTTGATGCCTTCGACGTATGTGTAGAGCTCTATGGGGTAGAACTTATAACTACTCCTTTTGATGGTGTGCAGTTCGGTACCTAGTACACGACACAACCTCTGGAGTTTCCCTTTTTCTACATGTACTTCGAGTTCACCGTGCACACTGTAATGTAATCCGTACAAACCGAAAAGCTTCACTAGGTCCTCGAAGCTTCTCTTCAACCCCGCGAACGCATCGCGAATAGCAAGCCTCTCCTTCAGCTCAGCTATGATCTCTTCGTAACTTTGCGTCACCATCATCTAGCCCTCCTTTTTGACGCTGACAGTAACTACAACAATGTCTCCTGTTTTATACCCGAGTTTGCGCAGCGCTCCCTTTTTGATGTAGATGATCCCAGTGAGTTGCTCTCCGGTCCCGTCATCCACTTCGTAGAACGAGTATGTCCCTTTTGTCTCCTTCCTCTCAAGAAACTCCGCACTTACAGTGTTGTTTTGTACCTTCATGTTTATTTGACCCTCCTTGGTTAAGTTAGTTATTTGACTTGTTAAGTTGCTACTCAGCGCATGCGTCCATGAGCTCAGCACCTTTATCATTAACATAGAACGTCAAGTAAACAGTCTCACATGGTGTTTCACACATCAGCGTAACTACGATCCGGTCAGGGTCGTCAGCGTTTACATCGAGAACTCTCACTGTTTTAGCAAGCGACTCCAAACAACGCTCCTTCAGTCGCTCAGTCTGCGTCTTTTCTAAACCACCGTGATTGCGTCTTTTCATGGGTACTCACCTCGACATGTCTAGGTGTAAAGGCTTTCGCTAACGTTGTGAAAGAGCACTCTTGTGCCATAGAGTTCCACCAGCAACAGCGTGCCGCTTCGTTCTTTTCACTTATACCGTTCGTGTGCGGGCACGGAATGTATTCATCCGCCGGCACCGAAAGTAGAGGACAGAACATGACATCACCTCCTCTCCTGTGTAGTTTTGATCAATAATCTTTGATATGATTATATCATGAATCAAGAACCAAAATCAAGAGGGCATTTGAAATTCTTCAAGTGGCCGCACCCACTGTGCAGAATGCACCCAACACTGGTAGGGAGCCGCGTGGCTTGTTGAAGCAGGTCATAGCTGAAATAAGGCTTCTGAGATTAGAACTTTTCTGGAGATGGGATTCACACCAGAGGAAATTGCGGAATCTCTCGATGTAAACATTACATTTGTCCGCAATATAGCAAAGTTGCTGAGTAGGCGCGCTGCTAGGGCAGAGACAAGTAAAGGAGCTTCTTGATGAAGCTCCCGAGGCCCATTGGGCGCCCACTAGATAGACGTCTCATGAGTCTTTTGTTACATGAGGACGGCGCGTTTTCTATGTCTCCTTAAAGAGAGTTGTTGCTAAGTGCAGGTCGTTTTCTATGGCTCCTCAAAGAAACTGCTAGCCGGCCACCGGTGGGCGCCCAAGGCGAGGCGGGGTCGCATATAAAACGTGGGCCTCATATAAACGCTCTTTACCTTTAAGTGGTTACACTTCAGAAAAATTTTGAAGTACCACCTTGATTTTGGTACTCAAGATGTGATATAATAAAAGTAACAATACACAATAACCAATAACAGGAGGGGTTTACCGTGTCTAAGAGTGCACAGATTAGAGAGATGTACGACAACACTAACATGACAGTAGCGGAGATCGCGGAGGCCGTAGGAGTGCGTTACCAGTTTGCGTACAACGTGATATCGCGTCACTGTGCTAAGAAGGGAGAAGAGGTGAGGAAGGCTAATCCAGTAACCACTTCCCAGATGATCAGGGAGCTTGCAGCACAAGGATTAACTCCGGGTCAAATTGCTAAGAAGCTGAACACCAACTACGCATTTGTGCACCAAGTAGTTAGAAAGTTCCGCCAACAGTTAGAGGAAGGCAACGAGGAGGACGAACAAGAGAGTTCAGAGGTAAGCTAAGGCTTACCTCCTTTTCCTACCTAAACCACAAGTACGAGGAGGCGACACTATGAGGCTGAAGGTGTTTGGGACAAAACAGATGATCAAGCCAACAATGGGGCACTACTTCAGAGTCGGGCCTTGGTACGGAAAAGCGATATTAGTGACCCCATGGTTCGTAGTGATGAAGGTGACAAGTGATTACACCAAGAGGAGGTACATCAACTATGGATAAGAAGCAAACGTTCGAATGTTTCTACAAGATGCAAATGGAGCATGTCAGTGACCGTATGGAAAGTTATGTACTAACTGGCAAACACGATTACTTCCTACGCGCGCTGGAATTGATAGGAGCTATTTGCGACTTAGCTACTGTATTACGACTAGATGAAGAGTGGAACGAAGTGTTCGCTATGTTATAAAGAGGAGACTCGACGCGTAGCTAAGCACAGAGGGCTACACGCCCTCCTTTCTTTTTGCTCCCAACACGTGGGCGCCCAAGTATGCTGGGCAGGCATCAGAAAACACTGTAACTTATGTGCCAGCTGTATCGTGGGAGCCCACGAGTGCTGGGCAGGAACTAGAAAACGCCCGCGTCTTGCTACTACGATATAGTGGGCGCCCACTAGCGCTTGGCGTAGCATCTTCCTCAGCCACCTCTTTAACGCACGCGGACCGGTAATAGGCCCCTACACACAACTGGTACGGGCGCCCTAGAAAACGCCTCGCCCTTATATAACCAAACTCAAAGTGGGCGCCCTAGAAAACGCAGAACACATATAAAACCAGCTCTGCATAGAACCTGAGGGTCGGTACCGCTGCAGGCGCCTCATGAAAACGTTAGACCTGTATGTAAGTGGTTGCCGTCTGTATACCGGGATATGCTTCGAAAATATAACACTACCATATTGATTTTGGTACTATGTTTTGTATATAATAAACAAAAATAAGATAAAGGAGGCACTACAATGAAGAGAAGCGAACTGTGTGGAACCGTCTGCAAGTTATGTTATGATGGGATTGACCACTGCGCGTATTGTAAAGTAGAAGAAGGTGTAGGACCTTACGGGTGGCCCTTTCCTAACAACGTAGTCACAGATGAAGACGAGGTAGTCACAGATGAAGACAGAGAATAACAGTACAGAGAGCCCAGACACAATCTGGGCTCTTAATATTCCCTAGCAGGCCCAACGTGGGCGCCCGCTATACATTTAACTTCCGACAATCATGGGCTCCCTAGAAAACGCTGACTACTTACCACCCAAAATGGGGGCTCCCTAGAAAACGCCTTACCCCATGTAACGTGGGCGCCCAATGTATACTACAGGCCCGGTACAGAGAGGATGGGCCATGCGGCGCCCAGGGGCCAGCAGGTTCGATGTATGGCTGTGGATTAGTGTACAAGTTTACTAAGTTAAAGTGTTAGCTGACTAATTGTTTACTCAGTAGACAGTTTGCCAGTTTAACTTAGTAAAACGCCGGTAGTGTACTTGTTTACTAGGTTAAACAGGGCACGACTTAGTTGTTTACTAGGTTAAAAAGCAACGCGCTTCACGTCCGACGCGCCCGGGCAGGGGCATCGCGGCCAAAGGTGACATGACGTGAAACTTCGCGGGGAACAATGCACCTTTACTGAGACACCACTCGTATATAAAGCAAATGCTCCTCGCGAACGAAAACATACCCTTGTTGTACCACCACACACTACTCAAAACTACAGGTAACATTTTGTTACAAAATTATGTAGTCCCTCACGATTCCTTGCAATCCCTCAAGGACACGAAATCAAAAACACAAAAACAACCGTTGCCTTGTCCTTGATTTTGATGTATAATTAAAGTAAGAAGGAGTCGTCTAAAATGAACAACACTACTAATAACACTACCAACAATCACAACTACAACCTAACTAGCACAGGTAACTTCACGTCGGTCAAAATGTGGGGAGCCAAAGAAGTTGCCTTTATGTCGCAACTCGCAGAGAGAGTGGTTCAGGCACAGAGTGTAATACCTACTTGCAAGGACCCACGTAACGAAGGGCTTCCTACTGCGCTTATAGATGCGCCTACGCTTGCTACATTTTCTGTTGCGGATGACCCTTTAGATGCTGCAATACCCATCAATTACCTTGAGGGGTTTCCCACTATAGATGGTGTTCCTATCTGGGAGCGACTCGAGAATGAGAGTATCGACGATTACAATTTGTTTAAACAGTATAGGGACATGCCTTATAACCCTCTCAGCGGTACCAGATCTATTGCCAAGTTAGCAGAGCTTACAAAAGTGCATCCTAAAGCACTCATGGCTCTTTCCAAGCTACGGCACTGGCGTGTTCGGTGTATGGCGTATGACAAATTTACTGAAGCAGAGAGGGAGCTTCGCAGACGCAAGGAGATAGAAAAGTTAGAGAATAAGCACGCCAAAGCCGCTGAAAAGCTATTCGATAGGGCGTTACAGTTCCTTGAACAGAATCCCGAAGAGATAAACGGCAAGACGGTCATCGAACTTCTCGAACTTGCGGTACGGTTGCACCGCACCTCGTTAGGGCTCCCGCCCGACGGCCCGCCGAAACAAGGCGACTGTCACGGTGGAACAACTGCCGTCTTCAATATACTACAACAGAACACCCCTAGCGACCAAGGCACCCTAACCACTGGTACAGGGCAGAAGGCGGGCGAGAGTCGACTCTTCGAGATACTGCGAATCCTCAATCAAGCGGGCGCGTTGCCGATAGACTTACAAGGAATCAAAGAAACTGACGGTCAATCAACGGTCAACGATCAGCAGCCAACCGACGAAGACGACAAAGTAATCGATATAGTTACCATTGACAAGCAACAGTCAACGTAGACACCTTCGGCAAGCAACAGTCAACGTAATCAAACGTATACGTTAGGTGGTGATCTTGGTGTCATCTAATCAAACAGCGTCGCTGCCATACGACGTATACCACCGGTTACTCAGAGCTATGACGCCTAAAACCACAAAATATATGCGCCAGACTATGACCGAGAAGCAGATTGCGTTCCTCCTCTTAGATACCCTCGAAGCCCTCTACGGAGGTGCGGCGGGTGGTGGCAAAGCGCTTGCGTTGGATACACCAATCTTGACAGATAAGGGTTGGAAGACGATAGGTACGTTAACGCTTGAGGATAAAGTGCTGGCGCAAGATGGGACTTGGTCAGATATCGAATATATTACGGACGTCCAGAAGGATCATGATTGTTATGAAATTACTTTCAATAACGGAGCTAAAATCGTAGCAGATGCTGAACACCTATGGGCCATAACAGAATATAAGCATAGAAAGTATTGGCGAAATTTGATTTGCACCACAAAGGACCTCAGAGAAGGAGACAAGTTGGTTTCAGCGTTGGCCGTTGTAGGCGAAGAGAAAGATTTACCTATTGACCCCTATGTACTTGGTTATTGGCTGGGGGATGGAAATAGTAGAACTGGTAGTATTACAATAGGAGAGCAGGATTACGAAGAGGTCAAGAATTATCTGCCGCCTTTGCATAGATACGCTAGTATGCCTAATCAATATACGGCAGAAGGACTTACTACACAATTAAGATTGCTGGGATTGTTGAGAGATAAGCATGACAATAGAACTACAGCTCCCGAAACAAAATACATTCCAGAGATATACTTTTTGAGCTCGTTTAAGCAACGTCTCAGCTTATTGCAGGGCATTATGGATTCTGATGGTTCCATCCAGAAAAGAGGGCGTTGTGAGATCGCATTTAAGGAGAAGCGGCTTGCAGATGACATCTGCACGTTATTGTCGTCGTTGGGTATTACGTATTCGAGGTCTGTAGCGCCTTCGAGTTACAAAGGAAAGAAGTGTCCTTCACATAGAATAACATTTAGTACTACTTTGGAAGTCTTTCGGCTACAGAGAAAGAAGGCTCTGTTATCTAAGAGAGTATGCAGTAATAAAGTGTTTGTGAAGAGTGTCAAATACGTAGGCAAAAGAGACGTGAAATGTATTCGGATTAAGCACCTAAGTCATATCTTCTTGATAGGTAAAGAGTTAATTCCGACACACAATAGCGAAGCGCTTCTCTTGGCTGCATTGCAATATGTAGATACGCCTGGTTATAATGCGATCCTCTTCCGTCGTACATATTCTGACTTGGCGCTTCCAGGAGCGTTGTTGGATCGTGCACGTGAACTGTTAACACCCTTCATCCCTGAAGTGAAATGGGACGACAGGGAGAAGAAGTGGATCTTTCCGAGCGGCGCTACGTTGACTTTTGGGTATCTAGAAAGTGAGAAGGACAAGTACCGCTATCAATCTGCAGAGTTTCAGTTTATTGGTTTTGACGAACTCACGCAGTTTACGGAGACACAATACACTTACCTCTTCTCTCGTCTGCGTCGCTTGAAGGGCTTCCCCGTGCCGGTGAGAATGAGAGCAGCTAGTAACCCGGGCGGCGAAGGGCATGATTGGGTAAAACAACGCTTTATTATAGAAGGCGCCAGTAAGGGACGCATATTTATACCGGCCCGTATGGAGGATAATCCTTTCCTCGATCATGCACAGTACGAAGAGTCGCTGTCGAAACTCGATCCTGTTACAAGAGCACAGCTGAGGTGGGGTAATTGGGACGTTAAGGAAGCAGGGTACATGTTTAAGAGACAGTGGTTCCCAATTGTGGATAGAGTACCTCACCTAAGAAAGATTGTGCGTTATTGGGATTTAGCAGGCACTGAGAAAGGCCAACAAAGAGGTAAGTCAAAAGCAAAGGACCCCGACTGGACCGTAGGGCTTCTATTAGGCGCTACCAGATCCAACTGGTACATACTCGACGTGAAAAGAGACAGGTTGGCGCCGCACGATGTCGAGGAGCTTGTTAAGGAAACAGCATACAAGGACGGTCGTCACGTAAGTATCTATATAGAACAGGAGCCTGGATCAAGTGGATTGTATGTAATCGAGCATTTTGCTCAACTGTTAAAAGGCTTTGCCGTGAGGGGACATAGAACGACGGGGAGTAAGGTTCTCAGGGCGAATCCTGTTAGTGCACACGCACAAAGAGGAGCAATTAAGCTGGTTCGTGGTCCTTGGATCAATGACTTCCTAGATGAGTTAGAAATGTTCCCTGGGGGAACACATGACGACCAGGTAGATGCTCTTAGCGGTGCTTTTGAGGTAATAGATAAGGCACCCAACATAAGTGCGATTCCGATAGAGGTTGGTTTAGATACTGATTCCTACTGGACGTACGCCGTATAGAGGGTGAAAATATGCCTAGACAACCGATCCTCACAGAAATAGGTATAACAGGTCTCAATCGATGGGGAGGACATGTATTTGACGAGTTCCTCCCTGCGTTACGGGGACCGAGAGGTATGAAGATTTATAAAGAGATGTCCTCTAACGACCCTGTAATCGGCGCTATTTTGTACGCAGCCAAACAGCTGATACGTAAAGCTACATGGCGCGTAGAGCCTGCAAGTAGCTCGAGGGCCGATTTAGAGGCAGCCGACTTCCTACGATCGTGCATGGATGACATGAGTATGACCTGGTCAGACTTCATAACAGAAATGCTTTCGATGATTGTCTATGGATGGAGCTTCCATGAAATTGTTTACAAAGTACGCAGAGGCGACAATAGAGATCCTCGATACAACAGCAAGTTCAACGACGGTAGGATCGGTTGGCGAAAATTACCTAGGAGGGCACAGGACTCCTTATGTGAATGGCAATTTGATGATGATGGCGGCGTAAGCGCAATGGTACAGCTAGCTCCACCCGAATATAAACGAGTTGTCATCCCGATACAAAAGGCACTCTTGTTTAGAACCGAACCAAACCTTGACAACCCTGAAGGGCGTTCGTTGCTGAGAAACGCCTACCGCCCCTGGTACTTTAAGAAGAGGATTGAGGAAATCGAGGGCATAGGTATCGAGCGTGACCTGGCAGGTTTACCAGTACTCACGCCACCTGAAGACGTTGACTTATGGGATGTATCTAATGAAGATTCACAAAAGCTGAGAGCAACTGCGGAAGCTCTTGTCACGAATATTCGAAGGGATAGAAGTGAAGGAGTTGTCTTGCCATTTGGATGGGAGTTAAAGCTTCTTTCTACGGGGTCTAGGAGGCAGTTCGATACTAACGCGATTATCAACCGCTACGACCAACGGATCGCGATAACTATTTTAGCTGACCTAGTAATGCTCGGAGCTGACAAAGTAGGAAGTTTTGCACTAGCCGATGTCAAGAAGAGTATGTTTGCTGCGGGCTTAGAGGCTTTATTAGATGGTGCGACAGAGGTCATCAACAAGTATGCTGTACCGAGGCTCTTCCGTCTCAACGCGTTCCCTGGTATCACTGACTATCCAAAATTGAGACACGGCGAGATAGAATCAGTACCGTTAGACGAGCTTGCACGTTTCATTACAGCACTCACAGGAGCTAAGATCAGTTTAGACGATCCTGCTACACAGAATTACCTTAGAGAGATGGCTAGCATGCCTCGCTTGCCTGAGGAGGAGATAAAGCAGAAGCAGGCAACGGGAGGAGGTGACACGGAGAATGCCGTACAAAACGAACAGCGAACTCCCAGAAGGAGTCAAGAACAACCTCCCAGCAGAGGCGCAGACAGTATGGAGGAAAGCATTTAACAGTGCTGTAGGACAAGGTAAGGACGAGTCAGAGGCTGCGCGAATTGCTTGGAGCGCTGTGAAGAACGGCTGGAAGAAAAATGAACAAGGTAATTGGGTAAAGAAAACGGTATTTATAGAGAAAAACGACGAGCGTAGATATACTTTAGGTATAGTTTATGGGCCTGATACGATAGACTCGCAAGGTGACTTTACTACGGCCGATGAAATAGAAAAAGCGTGTTGGGAGTTCAGCAGACTCTTACAAGCACAAACACCACTTGCGAAGATGGGGCTGCAGCTACTCGATATAGTAGTGAAGGCTGCAAAAAACAACGAAACATTGAAGTTAGACGTAACAGATCTCCTAGAACGTGTCGAGAAAAGCGACGGAGTTGGCTTAGGATACATGCACGCCGTTTGGAGTGATGGGATCGGCGAGATCGTCGAGAACTACATCGCACCCGTCGACATGGTAATTGGCGATCAGACTGTGAAGAAGGGTACTTGGTTAATGGGCGTTATCTGGACGCCTGAGTACTACGAGAAGGTTAAGAAAGGTGAGATAACAGGGTATAGTATGGGAGGCACCGCGATACGAATACCAGTAGAAGGAGGTGTATAGAGTGCCCAATAAACTAGTGGATATCAAGATCAAAGAGGTGTCGGGCGTCGGTTCTCCTGCGAATATGCGAAAATTTCTAATAGTGAAGAGTGCGGCACCGGGCCACACTTTAAAGGAGAAATTAGCTAATATCATCAAACAATACCTTCCGGAGAAGGCAGGTGCAGTTACTTTTACACAAGCACTTGCTTATGAAACGATGGATAGTCAGCTATCAGATATGTTATACGATGCGCACTGGGCGTTGAAGAGTACTATCCAATCCATTATAGCTGATGGTACTGTAACTGATAAGATAGCAGCCATCCGGCAAGCGCTAAGTGATTTCTCCGAGTTTGTGTCGAATGGCTTCCAACAAGCTCTTAATTTGATAAACTTCCCTCAAAATGGGAGTTCAGTTAATAAAAGTAAGGAGGGAGCTAATGTGCCTAAGTTTAGCGAAGAGATAATCAAAAACTTACCCGAGGAAGTTAGGAAGGAGCTGGAAAAAATCGAAGAACTGGAAAAGAAAGCGGCTAGGGTAGAGGAGCTGGAGAAGAAGGTAGAAGAGCTTCAAAAGAGCACTCAGACTAGCGGCTCTGAAGAAGATATTCTTAAAGGACTTCCTGAACCCGTCCGCAAGATGGTAGAAGAGGCCAACAAGAGGGCGGAAGAAGCAGAGGAGATTGCTAAAGCCGAAAGAGAGACCCGACTCAAACAGGAATATATTGCTAAGGCGAAGCAACTCTCCGCGTTAGGCATCAAACCAGAAGAGTTTGGTCTAGTGCTCAAGAAGGTCGCTGAGGCTTGTCCGGAAGAGTACGTCAAGTTGGAGGCTGTTTTAAAGGCGGCAAATAACGCCATCGAAACTAGTGGGCTCTTTAAGGCTTATGGTAGCAATGGTGAAGGGGAAGGTTCATCTGCATGGGATCGCATTGTTAAGAAGGCTGAAGAAGTACGTAAGAGTGACCCTAACATGACGTTAGAAAGCGCCATTTCCAAGGTCATGCACGAGAATCCGCAGCTCTATGAAGAGTATCGGAAAGAGTTAATGAGCTAACTTTAATAAACAATGGAGGTGCGACTATGGGATACGAAATTCCGCTTCAAAGTATTACTTTGGAAGCCGCTGCTGATTTAAGTACCAAGCAATATCACGCCATCAAAGTCGACGCCAATGGCAAGGCTGCCCTCGCCAGCGCTGGTGAACCCGCGGTTGGAGTACTACAAAACGACCCCGGCATCGGCCAAGCTGCCACTGTCATGGTATTTGGTGTGACTAAGGCTATTTACGGTGCAAGCGTAGCGCCTGGCAACAAATTGATGGTAAATGCAGACGGTCAGTTTGTTCCTTATGCCGCTCCTGGCGCAGGTGCAACGAACCACGTTGTAGGAGTGGCACTTACCGGTGGCGCAGCTGGTGAAGAAGGTGCCATCTTGTTGAAGAGTTTTGGCTTCCAAACCGCTTAACTAGTTAACTAGTAGAAAGGAGTGACTTAAATGCCGACCAACCCTTCCTACAGGCAAATTCATATTGACACTGCGCTCACCAATATGAGCGTAGCTTACATCCAGCAAGAGAGCGCATTTGTCGCAGACAAAGTCTTTCCCATTGTACCAGTACAAAAGCAAAGTGATCGCTACTTCGTATATAAGCGTGAGGATTGGTTCCGTGATGAGGCTCAACTAAGGGCGCCGGCAACCGAGTCTGCGGGTGGCGGTTATGACATTGACAATACTCCTACGTACTTCTGCCAGAAGTACGCCTATCACAAAGACGTTACCGAAGAGGACAGGGTCAACGCGGACAGCCCGCTGAAGCCTGACGAAGACGCTATGCAGTTTGTTACTCAAAAATTACTGCTGAAGCGTGAAGTTCTGTGGGCTTCGAAATACTTTACTGCTGGTGTGTGGGGCACCGAGTATACTGGTGTAGCGTCCGCGCCTACCAGCGGCCAGTTCTTACAGTGGAACGACGCTGCTTCGACACCTATAGAAGACATCGACAAAGCTCAAACCACCATTCAGGAGCTAACTGGATTCAAACCCAACGTACTGGTACTGGGTACGTGGGTCTACAAAGCGCTGAAAAACCATCCTAGCATTTTGGATCGCATTAAGTATACTCAACGCGGCGTCGTGACTCCGGAGCTACTTGCTATGCTGTTTGATGTAGACAAGGTTGTTATAGCAGGTGCAGTTAAGAACACTGCGGCTAAAGGCGCTACTCCGAGTTACCAGTTTATTTTAGGGAAGCATGCGCTATTAGCCTACGCTGCACCTAGACCGGGCCTGAAGACTCCGAGTGCTGGGTACATCTTTGCGTGGCAAGGGTTGTTGGGTGCTAATGCTTACGGCGGACGTATTGTGAGGTTCCCCATGGATATGCTAGGTATAGGAACCGAGAGGATTGAAGGCGAGATGGCATTCGACATAAAGGTTGTCGCCCCTGATCTTGGTGCCTTCTTCGCCAATGCCGTTGCGTAGGTAGGTGGTTAGATGACTGCTTACGTAGCACATCGACGTATGCTGATTAACGGAGTAAAGTACGAACCCGGAGAAATTGTACCCAATGCAGAGAAGCTTCCAACGTTTCGTGCTCTAATTTCGGCAGGTTTTCTAGTAAAGAAAGAGGTGTCGACGAACAGTTCGTCGGCACCTTCTACCGCAGGGACTGCCGCGCAACCTCGAACAGAGGAGGCGGTGAAAGATGGCATGGTCGTACAGCGGGAATCCGTCGAACAGTCCTCTGGACGCAGTGAGGTTCTTAATAGGGGACACAATTCAGTCGGATCCGCTACTGGCAGACGAGGAAATACAGTACGAGTTAACACAGTCAGGAGGTAACGTACTTAGAGCTGCTGTTAAGTGTTGTGAGGCAATAGCGTCTAAGTTTGCTCGACTCGCGAACTCTACTATCGGCAAGACTAGCATCCAAGCTACAGCCAAGTTTGAGCAGTACACCAAGAAAGCTAAGGAATTGAGACGTAGAGTTGTTGGTTATGGTACACCTTATGCAGGGGGTACCGAAGGTGATGCGGCATTTTCGCGAGGAATGATGGATTACGTCAGCGATGTTAAATAGAAGTAGGAGGTGAGAGGATGGACCCAGTACTAAAGAGTTGGTTAAACACTACAGTGATCTGGGAACCTTTCACCTCCTACTCTGGTACTGGTAAGCCTACCTACGATCCGGCTGTGGAGTTAAAGTGTTTTATGGAGGGTGTTCGTAGAATTGTACGTGACAGACGCGGAGAAGAAGTCATCAGTAATTGGACTCTCTACTTCGACGATTCTCGTGTTGCTTCGATGACACTGCAAGATAGAATCACGTTACCTTCAGGAGAGCAGCCGCCCATCATTTTAATCAGCCCTCTTTATGATAGTAAAGGTAACGTTGATCACTACGAGGTGTATCTGTAATGCCTCAATCTAGAGGTATACTACGTGCCAACGTACGTGGTATCAAAAGAATAGCTCGAAAACCCCAGCAAACTGAGGACAAAGTAATTGGTGCTCTAGGGAAGGCTCTCTTCGCTGAAGGCAAGGAAGTAATAGAGGAAGCTGCTAAACAAGTACCAGTAGATACAGGCGCACTGCTTCGCAGCCGCTTCGTAACACCTCCTATAAAGAAGAAAGACGAAGTAAAAGTAGTGTGTGGTTTTGGTACTGATTCGGTTGTCAATCCAAAAACCGGACAGCCAACAAAAGACTATGCGATCTACGTCCATGAGAGACTAGACGTGAAGCACCCCGTAGGAAAAGCTAAGTTTTTGGAAGATCCACTCAACGAAGCTCGAGTCGGTTTAGAGAAAAGACTAGCTGCTCGTGTTATAACTATTTTAGGTAGGTGAGAAAATTGGCAGACTTGTTACTGGATCTAGTTACGTACCTACAGCATAAGGGTCACGTGACCGGTGACGGCATTGACACCTTTAGAGACTTCGCCCCGAATGCTCCCAACAACCTGGTAGTACTGTTCGAGTATGGCGGCGTTCCCGGTCTTGCTGATGTACGTAATGTTCAAGTTATGGTGCGTAATGTAGATCCAGACGCTGCCAAACAGAAAGCTTGGAGTATCTTCAAGGAATTAGACGTTCCCGAAGATCGAATCTTGTACCTTACTGATACCAGGTGGGCTATAATTGCTGCCAGACAAACTCCATTTAAAATTGGCGTAGACGAGAACAACAGGATTTTATGGGGTTTTAATCTAGCGATCACCACACCTAGAGACTAATTCGAGGAGGGATTTGAATGCCTGGTGTACTGGTAGGTTTGAAGGATCTGTACTACGCGCTGCTCGAGAAAGACGATTCTACCGGAGTCGCGTATGGTACTCCTGTAAAGATCGCAGGTGCGATTCAAGCCAACATCAACCCGAACCCTTCTGTAGAAACGTTGTTTGCTGACGATGGTCCCATGGAGACTGCCGCCACTATGGGGCAGATTGAACTGGAACTAGTTGCTGCAGATATCCCACTGGATGTACAAGCAGTTTTACTGGGACATACTATGAGCGGCGCTATCTTGAAGAGAAAGGCAAGTAGCTCGCCTCCTTGGGTAGCCATCGGTTTCAGGGCATTGAAGAGTAACGGCAAGTATCGTTATACTTGGCTTCTGAAAGGTAAATTTTCTGAACCCGAACAAAATCACGAAACACGCGGCGATAGTGTGAATTTCCAGACACCTACTCTCACTGGTAACTTTGTGAAGCGTGATTTCGATGATGAATGGATGCATCAAACCGACGAGGATCTGCCTGACTACGTACCTTCGATCGGACAGGGCTGGTTCACTGTTGTAGGTGGCGGCATTTCTGACACTACACCTCCAACAGTGCAAAGCTCTAATCCTATTGACGGTGCTACTGGTGTTGCTACTTCAATCGCACCATCGGTCACCTTCAGCGAAGCGCTTGCCGCGTCTAGTGTCAATTCCGATACAGTATTCTTACTAGATGCCAACGACAATTATGTTAGCGGAACTGTTTCACTGAGTTCAGATCGCAAGACTGTTACCTTTACTCCTGCATCTAGTTTGGCTGCCACAACTGCCTACAGACTAATTCTTACTACTGGTATTCGCGACCTGGCCGGTAACAAGCTAGCCTCGCCGTACGTACTGAACTTCACCACCGCGTAATTAGGAGAGTGGTTTTATGAGTCATGCTAGAGACGTTAAGGTAAAGAAAGTTAAGTTGATGCTAGATAGAGAACGTACCATTAAGTTTGATTTGAACGCTTTCATCGAGCTTGAGGACATGTTCGGCTCTGTTAACAAAGCGCTAGAAGAGGTAAGGAAAGGTAGTATGAAGGCTGCTCGTGCAGTGCTTTGGGCAGGGTTGATACATGAAGATGAGAGTTTGACGCTTAAGCAAGTGGGCGCTATGTTGGATATGGAAACTTTGCCGCGAGTTACCGAAGCGTTGGCAGAAGCTATTGGCGGCTCCTTGCCAGAAAAGGGAGAGCAACCCGTTCAGGCTGAGGCTGAGGTGGACGCGGGAAACTCTCAGACGTAGATGATGGATGGGATTGGAGGTATCTGTACTACCTAGGTACAGTAGTGTTGGGTATGTCAGACGAAGAGTTCTGGCGTACTCAACCCAAGCGATTAATTGCGCTCCTCTATGTGCACGAAGAAGTAATTAGGAATTCTAATAGTACAAACGCTAACACGAAACGAGGTCGACGAGGCAAACCCTCGAGGCTTGGTTATATCGACCAAGTCTTGTAGGAGGGGTACACATGCTAAACGTTGGATCTTTGCGTCTGGACCTCTCCGTAACTTTATCTAAGTTCCATAGGGCTCTTGATGACGCCGTAGGACGAATCAGCAAACTCGGCGAAGAGATGGAGAGGTCCTTCGGGCCCAAACCAAGAAAAGAAATTGACAAGACAGAAGAGAGATTTCAGCGGTTCACTTGGGCCGTTCGGGGATACGTAAAAGATACCAGTAAGGTTATCACTGGTATCTTAATATCCCAGAGCTTCTACAACTTGCTCAACACTGTCGAGAGTGCGGTTTACTCTCTCGGTAGGTTCAATGCTGAGATGCAAGAAGCCGCTGTATCCTTCGAACTGCTCTTGGGAAGTAGAAGAGAAGCTGAAGGCTTCCTTTATGCTCTTGAGGATTTCACTGCCAAAACACCACTGGTATATGAGCAGACACAGCGTCTCGCAACGCAGCTGATGGCTTTAGGTTTTAACGCAAAGGCAGTAATTCCCATAATGCAAGCAGTCATTGACGCCGCTACGGTGCGTGGTGCGGGCCCCGATGTAGTGGAAGGTATTGCAAATGCACTCGGTCAGATCCTTACCAAAGGTAAGGTCGAGTGGGAAGAAATGATGCAGCTTGCCGAACGCGGCATCCCTGCGTTCCAGATTTTACGGGAAGAACTTGGGTTGACTGCTAAGCAAATGGAGAATCTAGGTAAGCAAGGGATACCTGCGGAAACTGCTATTAGAGCACTGCTTATTGGAATAGAAAAACGCTTCGGTGGCGCTGCAGAAAGAATTAACAGGACTACTCGCGGACTGATAAGTAATATACACGATAACCTGATGTTCTTAGGTAATACAGTATTTACTCCAGTTTTTGAAAGCATCAGGGTTAAATTGGAACAGTTAGCTGATAGGTTGCAATATTTAAGGAAGATTACAAGGGAACGTGGCCTAGGTGCACTACTTCAGGAGTTGTTTCCGCCGCAGCTGCAAGGCACCATCAAATCAATTCTTATAGCTTTGAAGAGTTTAGCAGATGGTTTTGTAGCTTTAAGGGACGCTGTAATGCCTATTGCATCTGCCGTTGGAGAGATAGTCCTTCGTACTCTTGGAATAGTACTTCCTATCATCTCTGCTCTCGTCAGGACACTAGCTGAACTTGCTAAGTGGCTTACCAGCAACGTCCCATTAGTGCGACACCTTGCAGGTACCATCGCTACCCTCATCATCACTGGTACGGTGTTAAGTCTACTCCAACGACTTGCACTTGCGATCAAGGCACTTGCTATTGCGGGTCCTGTAGCTCGTTTAATTGTAATGTTGAAAAACGCAATCCTTGCCTTGCACGCAGCAATGGTACGAAACCCGATAATTGGCGTCATCACTTTACTTTCGGCTGCGTTGATCGGTCTGGCCTTAAGTTCCAAAACTGCCAGCGCTTGGCTCGACCGTATAATGAGGCAAATGGGGAAGCTGCTTGGATATGATATGGGCTCAATGTTGCAGCCGGAAGATCCCAGTGCTATAAACAAATGGTGGAGTGAGTACAATAAGAGTTTCAAAGAATTCATTAGTAGCGGGCAGAGCTTGGGGACAGCAAAGGATGCTATAGATGATGTAGGTGATAGCACCAAGAAAGCAGGGGGCAAAGCAAAGAAAGCTGGGGGCGAGTTTAAGAAGTTTTTAGCTGCGTTCGACGAAGTGTACGAAGTTCCTGAACAAGTCAAAGATATGAGTGCCGGAGGCTTAGGCGATCTGGGCGGCCTTCTACCTGGTATTCCTAACATACCTGACGTGCCTGCTCTACCAGAGATTGGTGCTCCTTCTATCGATGAAGGCAAGCTAAAAGAAGGAGTAGGGTGGCTAGATCGATTGAAGGAGAAGTTGGAGGAGTTAGGAAAGTCTCTCAAGGATAAAGGACCTCTTATTATTCCTCCGCCACAGTTCCTCCCTCCACTACCGTCCGTGGTAGAAGATCTAGCTGCGTTTCTTGCCAAGCTAGCTGTGCTTTACGCACTTGCCACTGCCGGAGTGCGTGAGTGGGTACGCAGGTTTAACGAGAGCTTAGATCGGTTAGGACAACCTTTAAGAGATGCTCTCGAGCGGATGAGGAGAGCATGGGAAGGCTTCGAATCTGATGTGCGTCAAAGAGTTCGTGGTGTCGTCGACGCGTTTCAAGCCCTTCCCGCAAAGGTATGGCAAGTGTGGGAAGATGTTAGGACGGCGGTACAGGAAAAAGTACAAGGAGTCGTTGATGTAATCAAACAACTACCTGCAAGAGTAGGCGAGTCGTTCGACGCTTTTAAGCAGAGAGCAGCAGAAGGACTGAGCGCCGTAACCAGCTTTTTCGAAGAGCATAAAGGGTTGATTATTGGAATACTCGGTGCGATCGTTTTTGCAGTAGCTGCTTGGGTTGCGAGTATATCTGCGACCGTTGCTGCAGGCGCTGCTACCTTTATACTTGTTGTAACTACTATGTTCACGAATGCTAAGAAGGCAGCAGCTGCAACGTTAGACCAGACTAGGCAGGAAGTACAAACGAAATGGGATCAGATAAAACAAGCGATTGAAATGAAGCTTAACGCAATCTGGACTTCTATCACAACGCGGTGGGATGCCATCAAAACATCAATTACAACAAAGCTTGTCGCTATTTGGACGTCTGTTTCCACTTGGTGGAACAATATTAAAACTACTATCGACACAATTCTTACTAATATTTGGACCTCTGTTTCTACTTGGTGGGATACCATCAAAACTACTATTGAAACAGCTCTCACTGATATTTGGACGTCTGTTTTTACTTGGTGGGATGCCATCAAAACTACTATCGAAACGTTGATGCAAGAAATCAGCAACAGCGTTACGACTGTTTGGACAACTATACAGACAACTATTAGCGGAATAGTGCAAGGTATTTACACAAGCGTAACTGGGAAATTTCAAGAGTTGAAAAACACTGTCTTGAGTATATGGGAGTCTTTGAAGTCTGCTACACAGTCGGTGTGGAATGAAATTAAAGATACTATTAAACGTACGATTAACCATATAATCGAAGCGATTAACAAATTTATTCGTAAGTTTAATAGAATTCAAATTCGTGTACCTGAGTTTCACATACCTTTTGTAGGTACGTTTGGTGGATTTACTGTAGATCTGCCCGACATTCCAGAGCTGCCACTTTTAGACACCGGCGGCATCGTGACGAGAGATACAATCGTAAGACTCGCAGGTAACAACAGACCTGAAGCTGTTATACCGTTGCAAGGAGAAGCTGCGAGACCGTTCGCGGAAATGATCGCAGATGCAATCGCTGCGGTAATGCCAGAAGGCATCGCATCACCAATGCCTCCTCTGTATGTAGGCACATTGATTGCTGACGAACGTGGACTGAAAGAACTTGCCAGGAAGTTAGAGATTATCAATCTCAGAGAGTCCCAACGGAGAGGAGGTAGGATACGTTGATAGTCAAGATCGACGGTGTTCAAATCAAAAATCCTACCGACTGGGACGTTGAGGAGTATAAGCTAACAAAAGCTGGTAGGGTCGCTTCTGGTAAGATGACGATGGACGTCATTGCTAAGAAACGGAAGTTTAATTTAAGTTACAAAGTCCTTTCTGGTACGGATTTAGAAAAGATACGTAACATTTTATACAGCGACAAGTCATTCTTTACACTAGAATACGAAGATAATGGACAGTTACGTAGTGCAATCGTGTATGTGGGCGCAATCAAACGCAAACGTTTCCGCACTGACGGCAAATGGTACTGGACAGATGTGGAATTTTCGTTAATTGAACAATAGGAGGGATATTATGTTAGGAGATGGCGTCAAGATAACTGTAACTGTAAGGAACAGAATTTATAAGTTTCACGAGGGACAAAATCCAGAAACAGATGAACCGTTCGAAATAGTAGAAAAAGTACATGCGCTAGAGGGAGAGGAAGCAGAGCGTCTACTTAGAGAACAAGGCGTCGATCCAGAAGAAGTGAAACGTCGCGGCAGGTTACTTACACCTGAAGAGCTAAAGAGTATGAGACGGCATAAAGGAGGTATCAAGAATGCCACTCACTAATGCAGGACGTGACTTCATTGCAGGTGCGTTGATTGGTGCAGAAACTGTTTTGTTTGACAATGCGAATGCCTGCATCGGCGTCGGCGACGGCACAGTTGCTTTTGATGCCGCGCAAACGGACTTACAAGGAACTAACAAGTTTCGCAAAGGAATGGATGCAGGACACCCTACACGTAGCGGCAATGTAATCACGTTTAGATCTACCTTCACTGGTACTGAAGCAAACTTTGAGTGGCAGGAGTGGGGTGTATTCAACGCAGCTACAGGAGGCACTATGTTGAGTCGTTTGGTTGAATATAACGGAACGAAACTAAGTGGACAAACATGGATTTTCGAAGTGCAAATCACTGTTAATATTGGTGCTTAACAACGTTAGGTAAGGGAGGGTGAGCCAAATGGGAGTAATCACAACCAAACAGGCAAACGGTTCGTTTGCTGCGCAAGTCTTTGACGAAGTTGTAGGGTCGGCCCGTAAGTGGTTCACCCTCGCCGGCAATCTTCTGGATGGTACGTTCCATCCTATACCAGCAGATGGTAGTGAGCAAGTAGGCTTCATCGGCGCATACTTACCGGACGTCGGTGGAAATATTCAGAGACCTGCACTCAATCTAGATGGTATAGATGACTACACAGACTTTCCTTATGCATCTATACTACAGCCTGATAGTATTACCATCGAGTTAAAGATTATGTTGACAGCCAATCCAGACACCGATGACAACAACAACTGGAGATGGTTGTTGAATCCTCGAGGCTGGACGGCACCTTGCTTCCTTATTTTGGAGCAGAACAGAACAATCAACTTTACCGTTCGGGTAGGTGACACCGACTATCGGAGTATCGGTGGAGCCTTTTCAGGTGAGCAAATAGCAGTAGGTGAAATCGCATGGCTAACCTACGCCTATGACAGTGTTACTGGACACGGTTACGCGTATAAAAACGGTGCTCTTAGCCGCAGCGGTGTAATGAAATCTGGGGGCGGCGCGCTTGACAAGTCGAGTAACGGGTGGAGATTTTCGTGGCCTAGTGGTACCTCGGCGCCGCCGGAAGGTCATGGATGTTTTCCTGGAGTACTGTTAGAACTCAGGATATGGAACTATGTCCGTTCGCAAGCAGAGATTCAACGTGACATGAACAAGCCCCTAAAGGGTGACGAATCAGGCTTAATTGGTTACTGGACTTTGGACGAAGGCTCAGGTAACGTTGTTTACGATAAGACTGTGAATGCTAACCATGGTACGATCTACGGGGCTACGTGGACACAGGTACCTGGTGCTTCTGTAGTTCGGTGGAAGCTGGACACGCCACGATCGGCGCACAAGTTACGGGTTCATGGTGATACACAACGCAATACCTATCCTGTCGATTTCGATATACAACTCTACGACGCTAACGCGAACAAGTTACTAGAACGTCAGGTTAGAGGTAATACACAAGTTCAATGGTCTGAAGTATTGTCACAGACTTATGACTTCACTGTAATGGACGTCACCGTTTATAAGATGTCTGCAGCTTCCCCTGTGGTACTAACGGAGGCATCGAACGAGTTCTCTATAGTACGTAAGGATACTCTGTTACCTAAAGTAGCTGACGCCAAACTATCGGTGGGCATAGGTATATGGTCGGCAGACACATTACTTTCTAAGCTTGTAGATAGCAAAGCAGCTACCACGGTAAGTTTTGCCAAAGCAGATACTTTGCTGCCTAAAGTCGCAGATAGTTCGTTCTTCAGGCAGTATCAATTCCGCAGAACTGACACACTACTACCTAAAACACAAGAAGTATCAGTGCCCGTCGTTAGCAAATTCACAAAAACAGATATACTACTATCTAAACTTAACGAGGTAAAAGACATTACAGTACGTTTTACAAAAGCCGATACGGTTCTGCTATCGTCTCGTGTTGAAGACGGTCAAATTACTGTAAACTTAACGCGTCCTGACACACTACTACCAGTGTTAGCAGAACTAAGCACACCCACTAATGTCCATACTAAGATGGACGAGGATGCACGTACCATCTACGGCAAAGTAGAAATAGTTTATACGAATCCATTTATGGATTCTGACATGGTAATAACTACTCCACCAACTGGACGATATACTTACCCTGAGCAAATCACCGATAACATCGTGCAACCACAATACAAGTGGTTCTCTTTGCACGACAACAAACTCGATGGTAGTTACCATCCTATGCCAGGAAACAAGGAATATTCTGTAGGGTGGTGGGGCACCGAGCTCTCCGATGCGGAAGGACGTTTCGCAACTCCTGTAGTTATAGCTGCCGAGTTTCAACAGCCACGTCTTCTTTATGAGTTGATGGTTGCCGGTGACTCGTTGTTGGAAAACTATCCGGTAGACTTTTCAATACAACTATACGACTCAAACAACTTGCTACTATACGAAGAGGTCGTCACGAACAACAACCAAGCGGTATGGCACAAAGACATACCAGATGTACAAAACGTGAAGAAGATAGTACTTACCATTACTAGGATTAGTAAGCCAAACCAAGTAGCGAAAATTACAGAGTTCTTCACCAACGTTGTAGAAACATACGAAGGAGATAAAATTGAAAGCATACATCTACTAGAGGAGCTCGAGTTCCCCAGTGCTTCTGTTACTTTGGGCTCCGTCTCATCTAACGAAATAGATATTACATTGGATAACACCGACGGCAGGTTCAATTTAGGTAACACCGCTTCTCCTTTGAACGGTTTATTAAAACAGAACCGCAGAGTAAGAGCTTGGCTGGGTGTCGAGATAGTACCCGGGGAGATTGAATGGCATCCCTTAGGAGTCTTCTGGACGGTACTTTGGAGAGTTCCTGATCAATCGGTATGGGTATATACAACAGCACGTGATAGGCTTGAACTTTTGAGACAAACAGATTTCGTAACGTCTACTGTATATGAAAACTATAGTTTGTACCAGCTGTTCGAGCTAGTACTTCGAGATGCAGGTTTGAGAGTCGATGAATACTATATCGATCCTTCGCTACAGTCAATAATCATACCATATGCATGGTTCGATCGCATGAGCCATCGCGACGCACTTCAGCAACTAGCTGGTATGGCTATTGTACAAGTTTACTGCGATAGGGAATATGGAAAAGTTATAGTAGAAAGAACTCAGCCTACGCCTACTGTAATCTATACGTTTGACGATGATAAGAACTTGTTTGACAAGGATTTCCCACTGGTATGGAACCAAATTGCAAACTATATCGAAGTAGTAGCAACTCAGTGGGCGCCAGGTGCTGCTAGTACAGTTCTCGATTGTAACGAAGTAGTAGAGATACTTGCTGGACAAGAAGTTGAACTCACGTATGGCTTCTCCTCCGTCCCAGTCGTCAACGTGCAAGCTCCTACAATTGTTGCCGATCCAGATATCCAACTTGTTAGTTACACCTCCTACGCGTGGGGTGTTACACTCAAGTTGCGTAACAATGGTACTGGCACTGAACGAGTGACACAGATAACAGTACAAGGGCAGCCACTGGAGCAGAGGAGTAGCGTGGTGGCTGTAGCTAAAGACGATCTTTTAATTAAAGAGACTGGTAAAATCAAAGCAACAATACAACACGACTTCATCCAAACCAGGGCGTATGCACAACAGCTGGCAGACGATCTGTTAAACTTGTGCAAAAACGCTCGCTATGACATAGTAATGAACACGAGAGGTAATATAGCACTTAAATTAGGTCACAGAGTTGTCGCACCTGGTCATCTACAAAACGTTACGTACGAGTATATGGTAAAGAGACAAGAGATTAACTGGGCAGGATCTTTAGAGGCTACAGTGGAAGGACAAAAGGTATAGGAGGTGAACTACTCTGGCGTGGCAAACACCTAAAACCGACTGGACTTCGGTACCAGGTATAACTTACAACGACTTCAACAGGATTGAAGAGAACATTCGTTTATTGCGTACGGCCGACAATGTACTGATCATCGATACAGAAGGACATTTCACATCCACTACTCTAGAAGGTGCTTTACATGAGTTGTATACAGTTACTAGATAGGAGGGGAGGCTTTTGGCTTGGCAAACTCCTAAAACTAACTGGACTGCAGCAGACGGGGTAACAGATACTGACTTGAATCGAATAGAAGGAAACATCGCTGTACTACGCAACGCAGACGGAATTCTACTTATCGACACCGAAGGGCATTTTGTAGCTGAGAACGTCGAAGCCGCACTACATGAATTGTACACTAATACAGTAAACGGAAAAACCACTGTAGCCGATGCTATTACCGCTATGGGGCAAGCCGCTTCTGGTAGTGATAGTTACGATACATTAGCAAACAAGATACGTGCAATCTCTACTGATGCTGATGCTGCTGTAGGTGATGTTTTAAGCGGTAAGACTTTCTATCAAGGCGGCGCGAAGCGTACAGGTACAATGCCTAACAGAGGTGCCGTAGTAATCACGCCTGGTACTACTAACCAAGAGATAGCAGCTGGCTATCACAATGGAAGTGGCTACGTCAAAGGAGATGCGAACTTAGTAGCTTCGAACATTAAACAAGGTGTAACAATTTTTGGAGTTACCGGCACCGTCAAAGAAGGAGATTACAAGATAGGTGATTATATAAGCACTGATAAGTTAGGTCTTACAAAACCAGCAATAGTGGGTAGATTTACAGGTCACACCAGTACTGTGTACGGTGTGTCTGCACATCCTACTGATGGTGGATGTTTTAGCGGTTCAGACGATAACACGGTTCGTAAAATTGACGCTACTGGATTACAGAAATGGTCTTTTACAGGTCACACCAGTACTGTGTACGGTGTGTCTGCACATCCTACTGATGGTGGATGTTTTAGCGGTTCAGACGATAACACGGTTCGTAAGATCAATTCTAGTGGTGCTCAAGAATGGTCTTTTACAGGTCACACCAATACTGTGGGTAGTGTGTCGGCGCACCCTACTGATGGTGGATGTTTTAGCGGTTCAAGAGATAGAACAGTTCGTAAGATCAATTCTAGTGGTGCTCAAGAATGGTCTTTTACAGGTCACACCAGTACTGTGTACGGTGTGTCTGCACATCCTACTGATGGTGGATGTTTTAGCGGTTCAGACGATAACACGGTTCGTAAGATCAATTCTAGTGGTGCTCAAGAATGGTCTTTTACAGGTCACACCAATACTGTGGGTAGTGTGTCGGCGCACCCTACTGATGGTGGATGTTTTAGCGGTTCAAGAGATAGAACAGTTCGTAAGATCAATTCTAGTGGTGCTCAAGAATGGTCTTTTACAGGTCACA